AAATTTATAAACCAAAAATATATAATATTTATTGTAAAAATATTGAGCGTAGCGAGATATTTTTATAATAAAAGTATTAGGCGTTTATATAGCGGAACGAAGTGGAGCTATATGACTAATACGGTATTATATGTTTTTGCAAATAGATATTAATAAGGGGTGTGGGGGAAAGAAGAAGGGCCGAAAACGTCATGTAACGAAACCGTCACGCCGAACACACTCCATGAAAAAAATTTTCATCAAATTTTGTCTTGACATTCTTCAACCAATCTGTTATGCTCTTAAACAAGAAGGAGGTGCAGAATATGTATCATATCGTTGTCATTAACGGCAGTGGTGGAAAAGGGAAAGATACTTTCGCTAAAAATTGCTTAAAATTGGCTTTTAGTCATGAAATAAATCCTCATACAGAAAATGATATTCTTGCAAGTTTAAGAATCATATGTAATGTGGATTCTGTCAATTTGGTTAAAAGTTTAGCTACAATGGCTGGATGGGATGGGAACAAAACAGAAAAAAATCGTAAATTCTTAAGTGATTTAAAAGATTTACTTTCTAACTGGAATGATGTACCCTATAAAGAAACTATAAAAAACATTAATACAGCAATAAAAAATATTAATGATTTTAACAATGGTGATGGACTTATTTTTGTTCACTCACGTGAACCAAAAGAAATTCAAAGATATGTAAATTATTTTGGTTCTAATATTTGTCATACATTACTTATAAAAAATCCTAATGTACCTACTGTTGTTTCTAATCATGCCGATAAAGACGTAGAGAATTATCGCTATGATTTTGTAGTATATAATAACAAAGACCGTGAATCTTTAGAAGATAAAGCAAAATTATTTTATCATCATTTATTTGACCAACAGATAGGTAAATATATTTATGATTGAATATGGAAAAAATTATCGTTATCGTGATATTTGCGCTATTTTTAATTGGATTCCTTGCAGTGGTTCAAAACAGCGAAGCCAAACAAATATATTAAAAAAAGATTATGAATTTACTGTTAAAAATGGATTCTACAATTTTAAAAAACAATATACAGAAGATGAAAAAAATGAAAAAGAATTAAGAGGAATGTATCAAAAACTTTTAGAAGCCATATTAAGCAATCTATTATCTCAACAAGAAGGACATAATCAATGTTTTTCCATGATGGAAATTCTTACATCATGTGGAATTGTAAATAGTGACTATGGCTATTGTCGTTATAACATTGATGATTCTTCTAGTATTTTGAATAGTGACCCCATGGAATTAAAAGACTATATGATTAAATCTTATAATCTTTTAAGCAGACTTGTAAAAGATATACTAAAGAGTTTAGAATCTAAATCTTTGATTAAATGCCGTCAAGGGTATAGAATTTATAAAAGCTATAATACTTATACAGATACCTATACAATTCCTATGGAATCACTAGAAGAATCCAAAATTATTAGACTTGAAGAAGAAACTTTAAAAGAATTAGGATTCACTAAAATGAGTGAAATTTACAGAAATGAAAATCGTATTTATTTATTTAAAAAAATTGCTTCACAAAAATTAAGAGAAAATTTCCCTGGGTGGGAAGGTTATTATAAAGTTTATCATCTAACTTTAAATAAAAGTGGGCTATCCACCAATAAAGAAAATATATATAAAGAATTAAACTATAGGATACAATCTAAATTATTACGAAGTGAAATGTTATCCCAAGTAACAGAACTTAAAAAGATTATTGACGCTACAATTAATCTTTCATGTCCATTTCGTATTAAAGAAAATTTAAAATTAATGGGAAAATTGGAGGAAAAATAATGATAAAAATTGAAAAAATGGAAATTTCAGGATTAGCAAATGCTTTATATGGTATGAGATTACCTAAAAATAGTAATCTTTTATCAGATTCTTATTGTTTAACTTACAATTATGATAATGGAGAAATATTTACAATTCCGCTTAATGATTTTAATAGTCATAATAAAATATTAAGAACCATCATAGGCCCTAAAGATAAAAAATTAGCAGAGAATTTAATATTAGCTGGAACTGACCATGGAAAATGGTTTAGACAAATACAACTTTCTTTCTTACTTACAGCTCCTATGACGGCATGGTGGGATATTGATACCTATAAAGTAGCTACTGTAAAAAATTCTTCCAGTCGTATGCACAAAATTACAAGTAGACCTTTAACCATAAATGATTTTAGTTATGATGATAAAAATGGAAAAATAATTAATAATCCGTTTCGTGATGCAACTATTTTACATTTAAACAATCTTATTGCGAGGTATAATTCTTTACCTAATGATTCAGAAGAAAAAGAAAATATATTTAGGCAAATTATACAGGATTTACCTCAGAGCTTTAACTTTACTTCGATTTATACTTGTTCTGCACAAACAGCAAGAGCTTTTTATTTTGCAAGAAGAAACCATAAACAAAAAGAATTAAGAGATTTAGCTAATTTTTTTGCACATTTGCCAAACGCACAGGAAATAAGTGATTTTATTACAATTGAAACTAAATAATAAAATATGTAATTAAAAATTGCATTATTATAATTTGTTTTTACAATTTTTGCAATAATATTTCAACATTGATAGATAATTTTATTTTCAATATTATTTAGGAATTTTGGAGGTGTAAAATGCCAAAGAGGACACCAGACAACTGTAAGTATATTAGGCGATGCGGGGAGCCGGGACGGGACAGTAATGGTAAATGTATGGGATTTAGTCGTGCCGGTGATGATGAGCCAATAGAGGCTTGCAAATGGTGCGAATACTGCACATCACATAATGAGGAATATTAAGGTTTAGTGGCGGTGTGTGGTACACAGGGCGGGGTTCAACTCCCCGGACAGACCATGGTGGAAAGTAAGAGGGTGCCGGTTCGACTCCGGCCGCCGCCAACTTAGGGTTTGGAGGTATATATGGAGCTTTTGAAAGACCAAAAGATTATGAAAGCGATTATTACGCTTGTTCAGCATGAAATCACTCCAGAAATGTATGCAAAGCTTTGGAATGCTGAAAAAGAAAAAAGTCAGATAGAAGAATTTTATGAACCAATACACACACAGAATTAAGCTTTTACATCGAAAGGAAGCGAGTAAATATGCTTGTTTTGCCTATAAAGAAAAAATGGTTTGATATGATTTTATCCGGCGAGAAAAAGGAAGAATACCGGGAGCTGAAGCCATATTACAAAAGCAGGATTAGGAAAGAATTTTCCTGTTATCCTTATTCTGGAATCCCTTGCGGAGAAGATTATCAAAATGTAGAATTTCGCAATGGGTATGGGAGTAGCGTTCCTGCATTTATCGCATTATGCAAAGTAGATATTAAAACAGGTAAGCCAGAGTGGGGAGCGGAGCCAGGAGTTGAATATTATGTTTTCAGTATAGACAAGATTGTCTGGAAAAGTAGCGATAACATGGGTGGATATGTCAGGACAATTAGGATTTCCGGGAGAGCCGGAGGAAGGAAAATATGAAACCGAAAGATGCAATAGAATTGCTAAAGGGTATGCAAAATCCATTACAGGATTATGCAGAGATGGTTGGTGCTCCAACGTGGTCTTATGGGTGTCGGTATGTATATCCAGACCCTGAAGATTATGCTATCGAAGAAGCGATTAATACCCTAGAAAAAATCCCGCAAGTTATTTCCGATTTGAAGTATTATTTGGACACCAATGAAGAAAATGGAGTTGTTTACATTCCAAAGCTCGTTGTTGAGAAGATATTAACATTACTAAACTGACAAAAAGCAATATTAGGATTTGACGGAGATGAAAAATGAGAAAAGTAAAATATAAAGCTAATTATGGATACGCTGGTACTGATGTAGAGGATGAGCTGGAATATCCGGACGGGGCGACAGACGAAGAAATAGAAGAGGATATTAAAGAAATTGTCATGCAACGGGTTGACTGGTATTGGGAACCAGTAAATTAAGGTTTGGAGAAGATGGAGAATGAATAGTAGACAGAAAAAGAAATGCAATAAAAATTGTGAATCATGTAAATTGTTTAAAGAATGGGATTGTTTTAATGGACAATATGGTGAATATGGAAGATGTGAACTACCATCATATGTTTATCCTGTATGTAAACACTCTTCGGAATTAGAAGATGATTATGATTTGCCTTTTGGAGGAGATTTCAGAGAGCAAATAAAAAGTATCACTGGAAAATCAGTTTGTAAATATTGGAAAAGAAAGTAACGAACTGACATTTAAGATTTCGGGCGGGAATTCTCAGTGACTTGTCTCCGAGATGAAAGCCCGTTTTTCACTGAAACGATAACTATATGTATTATAAACATAGCTATATATATGGATTTTTTTGTTATATTATGATACACTATCTGTATGAAGAATAAATATAACCACGCAAGAACTTGCGTATACAACATCAATTATCATATTGTTTGGTGTGTCAAATACAGACGAAAGGTACTTACTCCTGAAATCAGTAATAGATTGTACGAATTGGTTCAAGCTATTGCTGATGAAAAAGGCTTTACTGTTGTTGAATGTAAAGTCGGTGAGGGCGACCATGTACACTGTTTTGTATCAGCACCACCCAAAATATCAGTTACACAGATAGTAAAATACCTGAAGGGTATCAGTGGCAACACGTTACTTAAAGAATTTCCTGAGATTAGAAAATCTCTTTGGAAAGGACAACTTTGGAATGGTTCATATTTTTGTGAGACGATAGGCTCTACTTCTGAGGACAATATCCTCAAATATATAGAAAGGCAAAAGAACTGTCAGTTATGAATAAGGCAATCAAGTATAGATTATATCCTACAACTGAACAAGCTATTATGTTTGTAAAGACCTTTGGTTGTTGTCGTAAGGTCTATAATCTTATGCTTGCTGACAAGGTTGAGAGCTACAAAGCAACTGGGAAATTTGCTACAGTAACACCTGCTAAATACAAGACAGAATATCCGTTTCTGAAGGAAGTAGATAGTCTGGCACTTGCCAATGTGCAGATGAATCTACAGTCAGCCTTTAGGAGTCGATTCAGCAAATCTCGCAAGAAGAAAAATGGGTTTCCTAAATTCAAGTCTGCAAAGCATAGTAGAAAATCTTATACCACTAATAATCAAAAAGGTACTGTCGCTATTATTGGTAACGCCGTAAAACTGCCTAAAATCGGTCTTGTAAAAGCTAAAATCCATAGACAGCCTGAAGCCGACTGGATAATCAAGTCAGCTACTATATCCCAAGAAAGTGACGGAACATTCTATGTTTCTGTTCTCTTTGAATTTGAGCAGGATATAAATGCTGTACCTATTTCAGATAATGCCATTGGTTTAGATTATGCTTCTGATGGCTTATATGTTGATAATAAAGGCAATGTTGGAACTAATCATAAGTATTATAGAGAAAGTCATAAAAAGTTAGCCAAGGCCCAACGTAAGCTCTCCCGCAAGGTTGGTTCTAAAAAGGATGAAATCAAATCCAACAACTATATGAAACAACATCGCAAAGTCAATAAAATCCATAGACACATAGTAAACCAAAGACTTGATAATCTGCATAAAATATCTACTGAGATAGCCAATCGGTATGATGTTGTGTGTGTTGAAAGTCTGAATATGAGGTCTATGTCAAATAAAGGTTTTGGGAATGGCAAAGCAACCCTCGATAATGGGTATGGTTTGTTTCTAAATATGCTAAAATACAAACTTGCAGACCGAGGCAAATATCTTGTCAAAGTTGATAAGTGGTTTCCATCAAGCCAGATATGTCATTGTTGCGGAATAGTTCACCCTGAGATGAAAGATTTGCGTATTCGTACAATGACTTGTGATTGTGGACTAATAATAAGCCGTGACCAGAACGCAGCCATAAATATAAAAATTGAGGGCTTACGCATACTTCGTGAAGAAGTAGCATAAACCCTAACATACTGGTAGGCTAGGAACTAGCCGAACCTAACGCTTGTGGACACTGTGTAAGACTTAGTGATACCATTTCGTATCAGCTATGCAGTGGTGGTTGAAGCAAGAAGCTCGGTAACTTGTTGCCGAGTAGTTCACGAAAGAAGGTAATGCATGGATTTTTATAACTGTCCTTATGTTGTAGTTATCCCATTTCGTAGCGGGAACGAGTATGACGAGGATTATAGGTGTGGGGCAACAGGTAAGAGTTGCCAATGTTGTCAGTGCAAATTAACACCAGAAGAGTGTGAACAGTTGATTCAAAAACAGAAAAATTAGGATTTGACGGAGGAAGGGAAGATTATGAACAGACCTATGGAAGTCTAAGTAATTGAGAACCCAACGTGCTTTAGCCGTTGGAGTGTCAGTGCCACTTATACTTGTTCTGCTCAAACTGCCAGAGCTTACTATTTTGCCAGACGTAATCATAAACAAAAAGAATTAAGAGATTTAGCTAATTTTTTGGAGCAAAACAAACCGCACAGCACATAATGAGGAATATTAGTATTTTCAAAAGAAAGGAAAACTATGAATAAAACAAAGATTGATTGGTGCGACAGTACATGGAATCCGGTTACTGGATGCCTGCATGGATGTGAATATTGCTATGCCAGAGGTATTGCAAAGCGTTTTTCTGGTGGGGGAGAGGATTGGACAGATGATAAATTGTTTGTCCTAAATGAAAAGGTATATGGCGAAGAATCGGAAAAGGCGTGTCCTTACCCATATGGTTTTCTTCCTACGTTACACAGATACCGCTTGAACGATTACCGGGATAAGAAAGGCAGAAATATATTTGTCTGCTCTATGGCGGATTTGTTTGGGGAGTGGGTGCCAGATTCATGGATTTATGAAGTGTTCGAGGCTTGTGATAAGGCTCCACAGCATAATTATCTGTTCTTGACAAAGAATCCTGGACGCTATGAGAAATTGCTTAACTGCTATATGCCGCCTAATATGTGGTTTGGTTGGTCACAGACGGGGCCAGCAGGAGCAGATTTTTCTTTCTCAACACACCATTCTGTCCATACTTTCATAAGCATTGAGCCATTATTAAAGCCATTTGAGGAATATCACATAAGAGGTATAGATTGGGTTATCATCGGCGCAGAAACTGGACGCCGTAAAGACAAAGTCGTTCCAAAGTGTGAATGGATAGAGAGTATTGTGGAACAGTGCCAGGCAGAGAGTATTCCAGTGTTTATGAAATCCAGTTTAGCAGAGATATGGGGAAAGCCGTTGATGCAGGAGTTCCCGAAACTGCTTATTCGTGAAAATTAGTATTTAGCTGCCGACTGCTGAGTGTCGGAGAAAAGAGGTAGAGATGAAATATAGGAAGAAACCAGTAGCCATAGAAGCTATTCAGTGGAATGGATTGAATTTGGAGGAAATCAAAGCGTTTGTGGGTAAAGATTTACGGTATGACATTATAGATGCGGCCTGGGAAGTTGGAAAGGGGGTTCCTCATGTCAATATGAAAATCCATACGCTTGAGGGCGACCATGAATGTATAAAGGGAGACTTTATCATCAAGGGAGTAAATGGGGAATTTTATCCCTGCAAGCCGGACATTTTTGAAAAGACCTATGAACAGGTAGACAACTAAACTGAGATTTGGAGGATTAAAAACTGTTCAATGTAGTATGTACGAATCTACAGAATGTATTATTTGTCCGGTTTGTGATACAAAAATATATATAAAAAAATAATTGCAAAAACTATTGACATATATTATTTTATATGATATAATCTATGTAACATCAACTTACCGATATTTTGATATATCGGTAAAGTACATATAAAGAAAAGGAGAAAAAAGAAAATATATGGAAATGATAAAGAAAAGACAAGGAGTTTGTAAAATCTGTAATAAAGAATTAGCGGTGAAAGGAAATTGGTTTAATCAGCTATTTATTTATCGGTTGTTTAATTTAAAATGTTGGTGGCATAGTAAAACAAAGCACAAGGTAAATGTTTATACACATTGGTGGATGTTACCCTTTGACGTGTTAAGTCTCTTGTTCTTGTTTGTACTAACTTGTATCCTATCAATCGTCAGGGTTATCCTATATCCATTTTTCTCCCTGTACTCCTGGCTGTTCTTGTAAAGAAAGAAGAAAAATATTATGAAAATATTTTCATTTTGTTTTAAAAGTTATCCCCATAATTTTCCATCTGTTGTTTCTTGCACCTGTACTTTAAACAGTGATGTAAGATTGGTTAATAAAACTATAAGAAAAGAAGTAAACGCCAAAAGTTTATTAGGCATTATTGAATTTAACCGCAACACTGAATTATTAAAAGATACAATAGAATTTAGGATAAGTGGAGAAAATGAAAATGATGATTTGAATATTCTTAAAGATTATTTAGATTTTCATTACAACATAAAAATAATAAAAATATAATAAAAGGAGAATAAAAAATGAATAAAGTAAGAGAAGAATTATTTAAGAGGTTTATTTTGGAGGAATATAAGGATAATGAAATAAAAGTAAGATTGCTGGGATGTATTAATCCTCAGCTTCCTACTTTTGATAAAATCTCTTATGTGGTTGTTAAAGAATCTTATGAAGAAAATGGCCCCTCAAAAGTTATTGAAACCCTATTCATTAAGTTAAAAGACGCTATAAAGCTGTACAACAGTTATACACCAGCTTAAAAGGAGGATATGTATATGAGTGATGTTTGTGAAAATTGTGTTCATAGAAATGTTTGTGCTCATAGAAATGATTTTGAAAAATTTGTAAAAGAAATTGATTCTATTACTACAAAAGCATATGCTATGAAATTTAAAAGTGAACCTAAATGTATTTATTTTAAACCTAATAGTGTTCAGCGCAATTCATTGTTTCAGTAATCATCAAGGAGAATGGTATGAAAAAGATTAAAAATAAATTTGTGGAAGCAATGACTTTAGAATGGAGAAGTTTTTCACCTTTTCTAGTATCTGCAATATTTGTGGGGATTGTATTTCTATTGGCTCATTGCGTAGGAATGCTTGTAGCGGCTATGGGAATTGCTTGTTTGGATTCCTCAAAGGTATCCCTTATACTTTTTGATGCTTTTATAATTGCATGGTTTATTGCAATTTGGTATCAAAAGACTGAGAAACCTCTACAAAAAAAACTTGAAGATATGGGTTGGACAAAGACAGAAAATAATAACGATAATTTTTCTGTTACTTTCATTAATTTTTTTGAAGATGGGCCATACATTGGTATGTTTGAGGTTATTTTGTTTTTTAAAACCAATGACAACCAAACAGATATAAGAATTATTCCTATAATTAAAAACTCTACGGGAGATATTTCTCAGGTAAAAGAAGGTTTAACGGCAGATGAATTAGAGATATTCAGCCAGTATATGAGGGCCATAACTATCAATCACAAATTTCGCAAGAAGGAGAAAAATCATGATGAAAAATCCCCAGCCCAATAAAACATTTTTAACGACAGATGTTCTCAAGAACATACTTAATGATGATGCAATCAAAGGAAAAAATCTAAGAGTGACATTTGCAGATTATCCTGTGCGCCATGATGAATTGGCGGCAGAGGCTTTAAATATAACTGGTTTCACTGTAGATGGCAGGAAAGAGATAATCAACGAACTGGTTATTTATGCTAACCGCTATGAAGTCCCAACTCCCCAAAAATCAAAGAACCCCAATAAGAAAATCCCATCAATCCCACCAGAAAACGAAGATACATGGGAAGAAGTGGAATCCTTGGAAGATAAAGACCCATTTTCATTTTAAGGAGAAAAGATATGGAAAGTAAATGTTGTGGTAAATATTGGGATGAAAAATTAGGATATGTACTTTTCAAAGACGGCGAGTTTTGCGGCTTTAGCACCAATTATGATAAGGATTATCAGACAGGAGGTTCGTTAGGCCAATATCTAAAACTCCCCAACGGAAAAATGATAATCCCCAGAGTAGAGCATATTCAGTTCGCAGATACGGCCCCTCCAAAAGAAAAAGAAGAAGATATCACCCCCAAAGATTTCCTCAAGTCAGGAATGATTGTGGAGACAAAAAGCGGAAGTTTATATTTAGTAATGCTTAATACAGATATGAAAAATACCCCAGTTTCCAGTACTGGCGTGTTACGGGGCATTGGAACAAGCGGCAGATTAAATGGTCATGGATGGATGGATTTAAACACCTACAAAAGCGATTTGACTTGTCGAGATGATGAAGAAGATGAAGATGATAGTTTTGATATTGATGCAATCTATACTACTAGTTTTGCGGCAGATATTGGCATGTTCGACCACTACAGAAAAGTGTGGGACAGAGAAAACGGCTACACTTCTACTGATAAATTATAATAGAAAAGATTTAAAGAAAAATACTATAGTATACCTCACCATTTTTTATAACTATTTCTTCTTAAAAGAGAATCGAAATCAGCGGTTCTCTTTTTTTAATTTAATTTTTAAAAAATATGAACGAGTACAAGAGAGTAGAAGCGATTTAATAGGTGAAATGGAGAGTTGGTCACGATAAGATGCAAAAGGGTCAGATATGGCGTGTATGAGGTTGTAACCAGACAGAATCGCACCACAATCTACTCAAATCAGAATGGGGCCTGAGATTCCAAAATTTGAGTGACACTAAAAAATTTTTGAGAAATTTTGCTCAATTTTGGGGTAGTTAAAAGTGGTATTGAATTGTTATGAAAATTAGAGGGGTGCCATTTAAAAATGTAAGACATAGAATTGATTTATGAAGAAAATGGAGTTGCTGTCAATGGAGATTGAAAAAGTTGAGGTAGGCAAGGTGAGAAAGTATTGTTAAAAAGTACAGTTGAGAAGGGAAAATTAAAAGTGTAAGGAAAGGTATAGGGGAAATTGAGGGGAGTGGTGAGTGGTATAAATTATAGTAGTGTGGGGGATGGGGATGGATGGATAGAGGAAATGTTGAGTAGGGGAGAGATTAATTGATGGAGATAGGTTGGGAGGATGGAGGGGTATATATAATATATAATAAATAATATATAATAAATGAGATGAAGGGTGAGATAGTGGAATAGTTCGTGGTAAGACAGCTATACCTCATTCTTGAAATTCGTATATCCGAGTTGTCTGAAAGTACCCCCCATCTAAGGTGAATTTTCTGGCAATTGCCAAAATGCCGGGGGATGGGGGTACCCGCCATTGGTGTATCCATATACAAAAAGCGTCCATAATACATATTATGCACACTTTTGAGGTGAACCCTTGAGTTTTTGTTGATTTTTTGACGTTACCTAATGGAAAGTATTGAATGATTGCGTAGTCAGCCCGTCCGCAATGTCACAAAGTATATATGTATATATTATAATAGGGTAATGGCGACCCCTCAAAATATTAGATACATCCTCTACTCTCCTCACCTCTCCATCCCTCATCATATCCCTACACTCTCACCTACTCACCCTCTACTTTCCCATATCTTCCCATTCTATTTTCTCCATCCCTTACCCTCATCCCACCTATTTCTCTTACTCTCCCTTCTTCCCTCTCCCATATATCCATACACATTCTCCACACCTTCTTCCCATTTCCCATTTCCCCTTTCTTATATCATCTGTTATCGCATCGTACAATGTCCATATACCCCTTACTCTCCCATCCCTATACATTGCCCTATATCACCCCATACACCCTCTTGTAACCTCTCTGTACTCCTTTATACCATCCTCTGCACACTCACATATTCCCCACCTATTACTCCACGTGAAACATAACGATAATAATTCCTATTTTTATTTTCATATTATATATTATATATTATATATTATATTATATTGCCCTCTCCATATAGTCAGCACTTGCTTACTATCATCCATTATGAATTATGAATCACCATTTACAATTCACAATTACAAAATATAAATCGTTGTCGATAATCCCCATATATCTATTGTAATCATTTGGTTACCTTTTAGCACTCACCTCTTGACAGTGCTAACAGTAATAAGCTTAACCCTACACAATTCCCACACAATTTGTTTTATCATTATCACTTATTAATCATGCTTTTATTTATAATCTATTATTATATATAAGCTCTCGAACCTCTGCCGCTATTATGTTAACATGCGCTGGCCATTTCCTGGACTTTTAGCTTTTACTCTCATATATTATCACTCACTCTTTTTCAATCGAAACTATGATACATAGTATGTTATACTATGTTATTATCTAACAATATGAATTTTAGTAATGGTTTTATTTGAATGGCACATACAGTCACACCTATTGAAATAGTAATTGAAATTGTATATGCAAATCGCATTTAGTGCCTGTGTAATCGTATAGTACTAAATCTATCTTTTAAATACTGCACGTTTTGAGAAGCACTAAACACTGTTTAGCGTAGACAAAACAATTATAAAAATCAAGAAGTCAAAATTATTACAAAATTGTTAAATCGTATGAAAACCACGTAGTGGCCCAATCCGCACACATGCAATAACAGCAGTGATAATCATATGTCTAAACAGTGTTTAGTGCTTGTGTAATCGTATAAGATATAAAAAAGCTATATTGTACGTTTTGACAAGCACTAAACCGTTTTGCGACCTATTAAAAGTATAGGGCTAAGATGCATAGTGTCGAGACAGCGATTACGGTAAAACAATTACAAAAAATGCGTCCCTTATATATAATAAGGAAACGATAGAATTGATGGGGCAAATTGTCAGATAATTTAAATTGAATTGTATATTGACTCACTAAGTTATTAGATAATTCTTTTAAAAAGTAGCGAGATTTGGGTTATATTAAATCTATTGGGGCCTAATACATTTAATAGTGCAATAAGGGCGAAACACTATTTAATCAATTCTGATTTTATAGGAATTTTTCAGATTACTTTTTCAACTTCCCAATATAAATAATAGACATAAGTTATATTTTTTTAACGCTGTTTTTTTGTGCATAATTAAAATTGTGTGGACATATATGTGTATGAATATACCAATAGGCGATACTAACTGTGATTTATGCAACATTTGGACTATTTATTTTTGGCGATTATGTATAATAAATTGATTGCAATTTAGTTATTTTTACATATTGACGAAAAATTGTTTGAGCGGTATTATATAAGCGTGGTCAGCACGACACAGTGAAAACAACAAGTACATATGCAAGTAAAGAATATAGGAGATTAGCACAATGACAAAAAAAGAGTATTGCACCACACATGATGTAAAAGCCGTTTACAGTACAGGCTTAAGCGGTATATCTATTCACGGAATTGAATCTGGATTAGAAGATTATGTCTACTGGTCAGAATCCCACGAAATTATATATCCAGCGTTTAAGCAGGTGACAACGTATCATAAATCGTTACTTAAAAATACCATAACGGGTAATTATTATTTTACATCGTATGGTAAACGTGTGTCATTTGTCATTGGACGACTGTTTAAGAGTTTGGCGAGGGAATGTAACTGCTAAAATAAACTTATAAAAAGTTATAAATACATATTGACTTTTATAAGTTTTTATGATATAATCTATTTATCAAATAAAAAAGGGTGTATCATAAATGAGTAAATATTATTCAATAAATGAGTTTTCAAAGATTTTAGGAGTATCTGCACAAACATTACGAAATTGGGACAATAATGGAAAATTGCATCCCCACCACACATCAAGTAATGGATATAGGTATTATTCTCATGAACAATTAAATCAAGTAATGAATATCAAACCAAATTTAGATAGAATTACAATAGGTTATTGTAGAGTTTCAAGCAATAAACAAAAAGATGATTTAGAACGTCAAATAGATAATATGAAACTTTATTTAACTGCACAGGGCAAACCTTTTGAAATTATATCTGATATTGGTAGTGGTATTAATTATAAGAAAAAAGGACTAAGAGAATTATTAAAACGAATATCTCAAAACAAAGTAGAAAAAGTGGTTGTATTATACAAAGACAGATTGCTTCGTTTTGGATATGAATTAGTTGAATACATTGCCAGTCTTTATAATTGTGAAATTGAGATAATAGATAATACCGAAAAAACTGAACAACAAGAATTAGTAGAAGATTTAGTTCAGATAATAACTGTATTTAGTTGTAGGTTACAAGGTAAACGTGCTAATAAAGCTCGTAAACTTGTAAAAGAATTAATTGAAGGTGGTGAGGAAAATGATAAAAACAATAAAAGTGATGTTAATTCCAAATAATAAACAAAGAACAAAATTGTTTCAGTCAGCAGGAATTTCAAGATTTGCTTATAATTGGTGTCTAGCAAAACAACAAGAAAATTATAAAAATGGTGGTAAATTTATATCAGATTGTGATTTGAGAAAAGAATTAACACAGCTAAAGAAAACAGATGAATACAGTTGGCTTAATAATTATAGCAACAATATAACAAAACAGGCTATAAAAGATGCTTGTAACAGCTATATGAGATTTTTTAAACATCAATCAAATTTTCCTCAATTTAAAAGTAAAAGAAAATCGAGACCAAGTTTTTATGTAGATACTGTAAAAATCGAGTTTTCGGGAACTCATGTTAAACTTGAAAAAATAGCAGACAGTACAAGAAAAAACAGAGCTAAGGCAAATTGGATAAGGCTTGCTGAACAAAATAGGATACCCACAAATGTGAAATATTCTAATCCAAGGGTAACGTTTGATGGTATTGATTGGTTCATATCTGTTGGTGTAGAATATGAAGAAAACACAGAGCAACCAACAAATCAAGGCATTGGTATTGATATAGGCATTAAAGATTTAGCAATATGTTCAGATAATTATACTTATATCAATATAAATAAAACACAAAAGATTAAAAAACTGAAAAAGAAAAAGCGTAGATTGCAACGCAAAATAAGTAGAAAATACTTAAAAAATAAGAAAGGTGGTAGTTACTGTAAAACAAGTAATATTATAAAAAGTGAAAAAGAACTTTTAAAATTAAATCATAGACTAACAAATATTCGTCATAATTATTTACACCAAACCACAAGTGAAATAATAAACCGAAAACCAAAGTTTATTGTGCTTGAAGATTTGAATGTTAAAGGCATGATGAAAAACAAACATTTAGCTAAAGCGATACAAGAACAATGTTTTTATGAATTTTATAGACAAATTGAATATAAATGTAATTGGAATAATATCAAATTTATTACATCAGACAGATATTTTCCAAGTAGTAAATTATGTTCTGTTTGTGGAAATGTCAAAAAAGAGTTGAAATTATCTGATAGAATTTATCATTGTTCTGAATGTGGAAATGTAATTGATAGAGATTATCAAGCAGCATTAAATTTAGCTGAATATGGTAGAAAATTAATAATATAGCTAAAACAAATGTTATTAATATGTACTGATACGTTAGTCAGGAATTTAAGCCTGTGGACTGTTATATCAAACGAAAGTAGTATTATTAATAATACAAAATCGAACAGGTTGAAACAGGAATGGAACATTAAAGTTTATAACTTTTTATAAGTTTTCAGTAACGGCCACTATACAATACAGGCAGAGGATATAAGGCGATACTGTATTGACAAGGCATTGTATACGTTGGGAGATAATGACGAGTATACACGTTTGTTAATGGCAATTAAGGGCCAACGTATCACGTTATGGGACATTGCAAGGGACATATACGACCATAGCCGATATCTGGACGGCATGACCGTAAAAGACCTGGAAAAAGAGATAATCACAACAATTATAAAGGAGATATAGATTATGTTTAGTCATACATCATTAACACAAGGTTACGTCCCCAAAGGTACACTTAAGCGTATACCTTATCAGGGCAAATTTGGCAAAGGGGTTAAAATTTTAACTCACAATCCTAATAGCACACGTTATTGTTTTGTATCGTATTATATTGATACACCGCCCACCAATATAGGGGCATGGACACGGGAGTTTGTGGATGATACATCAAACAATAAAATTTGGGTGGTTAAGCGTACGGCAGATGGTCATTATTATGCCAATCAAAAAATTAAGGGAGTACTATTTTATAGTAAATTCCAGCGAGTAACCAAAAATTATCTAAATTCTGTAAATATCAACATATAAAGGGGGGGCACACAAATGCTTAAAAAAGAATTGCTTTATCATTTAAAATCACATGGTGTAATACATAAGTCTGTCAACGGTGAAATTAGAGCTTACATATATGCTAATAGCTCAGATTATGACCTATTAACATTAATTGACGGTAAATTATCTGTCAATGGCACAATTACACCACTCAAAGAATGGTTAGGATATTAATTATGAGAAGAAAACAAGGAATTAATGTTAAATGTAAAAATATTCAGTCGATTGAATTACAGAAGTACTTTTTATCAGAAATAAGAGTTTGTTTATTTTGTATTTACAAATTAAACCAGGAAAATAAATCTATTACTTTACACATTCAAAAAGCCTGGAATATTGCGGATATAATGGAAGATTTAAACGTAATATCCACAAAAAATAAAAAAATTCTTGATGAAATTATAAGAATGTCGATAAATAGAAAAGTTGTCACAAATTCCATCAAATGTTATAACAGTTATTTATTAATGGAGGAATAAAAGTGAAAAAATTTAGAAAATTTATGATAACTTTGGGAATTGTCGGTGGATTTATAATTACAGCAGGATTGATGGAGACATGGGCGCAAGGCTACACTTTGCAGGCGGTCTGCTTGGATTGTGACAGCGACCTTGTATGTACGTTTGAGACAGTGGACGGGGATACAATCACAGTGGACAACTGCTATTTCCTCCCCGGCGAGCCAGTGACCATCAAAATGCATGACAATTACACTCCCGGCAATACGGCGGATGATGTGGTCATGGATGTAATCAGTAATGACCAGTAATAATTTCATAGGCGGGCGGTATGTAAATACCGTCTTTACATTGTAGGGCTATGTATGTTAAATCAAACTATGGCTATCCTTATATATAGGGCGTAGGGGCTGTACAAGGGACGATGTAATGTATGATATTATGTAAACCTTGCTTATAAAGCCGTACAAGGGGTTATAAAGCCATTTAGGGTTATAGGCATAGGATTGCTAATCTACCATGCTTAAATCGGTTCTAACGTGGTTGTAGTGCGTTGTAGCCATGGTCTATGATGTATCTCTGGTTTGACTCAGCACAAGACAAAGACGGCGAGGTATTCAAAAAAATTTTTAGGTCTATCAAAATTATTTTTATTGATGGTCATACAATTCAATCTTTGGTATCTGTTTTAAAAATATGTAATGTATGGTTGTAAGAGGCTGATATTTACCCCTTTTCTTTTACTCAAAAATTTAAAAAATAAATTTTAAAAAAGTATTGACATATAGAAATGTGTATGATATCATGTATTTATCAACAACAAAGCAGCACAAAATTCTAAAGTAACATTCTAAAAAATCTAATTCAAAACTGAATATCGAAGTAAGTCATATCTTCTAGCATTGAGAAAAGAAAGCGTTATAAACGCATATATGAAAAGGAGAAAATCAAAATGAAAAATTTTAAGAGAATTATTAACCCATGTACTAACGAAGTATATATTTACAATGGCAAAGAACGGCGTGTAAATTCGTTTTGTAAAATCGAATATCAAGATGGACAATTGTCCATTACTGGTGTAATTGGTCCCAAATCAAATGGAGATTGCTGGGGAAGTTGCGGTCAGTGTGTAGATGAAATAAGAAAAGGAGAACCAACAAAAGAATGGACTCCTGAAATGTTACAAAAATTTTGTGATATATGGGATGAATGGCATTTAAACGATATGCGCCCTTATTGTAGCCATATGAAAAAATTAGGATGGGATAAAATGGCAGAGGAAAAAGTTGAAGTAAAAACTTATAAACTCACTAGAGAAGCTAGAGAAAAACAAGACGAAGCAAAAAAACGTGCTTTAAAATGTTTAGTAAATCATGAGCCATTCTTTCCTACTTTGGAAGAAACAAAAATTTACAATTTACCATTTGAGAAAAAATCTTATAATGGCAGTGAATTTTCAGACAGTGAATGCTATGAATATACAGAAAAAAACTGTTTAGGTTATTCTAATACAGAATATAAAATTAGAGGGTGTATAAATTACTCAGAAAATGAATTGGGATTATTAGGTAAATCTTGCCCTGTATGTGGATATAAATATGGTCATAGTTGGTTGACAGAAGAAATACCACAGGATGTTATAGATTTTTTAACTAATTTACCAAAATCAAACAAAGTTCCAGCTTGGATATAGAAAGGGATATAATTATGTCAAGTTTAAAAATGTGGAAAGGTAAAGCTGTTTATAAATGGTATAGTGCCATGGATATAAATGGTAATAAAGTAGCTAAAATTTTTTATGTAGATGGGACTACAGAGATTGTAAGAAGTCCTTTGTTGCCATGGTCAAGTGATAAATTTTATAAATCATTAAGTGGTTTATACGCTAGTAAATAATAAGGAGATTTTTAATATGAATACAGAATACAAAATAGAATTTTTAAAAAGTGCAAGAACAGAAGAACCTGTCAGAAATCAAGCCGTAATGATTATTAATACAGAAGATAATCATATGGAAGTTTTTCAAAGTTATGATTCTTTGATTTGTAAAATAGATTACAATAAAAAGAAAATAACTGTTAGTAGTAAATGGGATTATTCTATTACCACTTTAAAATATTTTTATCAATTTTTAAGGGAGTATGCAGGTATAGATTCATCTTGCAAAAAAAGTATTGAATCAGCTTTTAAAGGTCGCAAAATTTTTGTTGATAAAGCGCAATGTTTCTTTGATTTTATTTTAGATGAAAATTTGTAAAAAGTGTTGACTTTTATTATTTCTTGTAGTAAAATGTATTTAACAAACAAAAAAACAACTCAAAAAAACAGAAGGAGTAAAAATGTATAATATTACAACTACTACATGGACGATGAAAAGGTTATTAAAAGAATTTGACAATATCAATTTCCGTTGCCCTGTACAACGTGGTTTTGTATGGGACATTGGCAGACAGTCTTTATTTGTTCATAGTTTACTTAACGGAGACATTATACCGCCTTTATTCATTAGGCGGTTGTCTCTGGAAGATGGAAACCAATACAAAATGGAAGCAAGGGACGGACAGCAGAGGTGTACAACTGTATACCGTTTCATGAAAGGCGAGTTTAAGCTTTCAAAGATTCCAGAGTACAAAGAGGGGGATAAATTTGATTTTAGAATTGCCAGGGGAGAAAATGAAGAATTGCAGGATATCAATGGATTATCCTGGGAAGATTTAACAGAGGATGAAAAAGACAGAATAGGGGATGCCACAATATCTATTTATTATATCGACAATGCTACAGATATTGAGGCGGATATGATTTTCTTTAAGCTTAATAATGGTAAGTCTCTTACCAATACAGAGTTGGCAAGAGCGCAGGCGAAAAGCCGTGATATTCTTAAAGCTTTAAGTGACCATAAACTTTTCGCAACAATGTTCAGCGAAAAGTCATTGATAAACAGTTCTTTTGATATGGCAACAAAAATGTGGTTCATGTTAAATGAGGATGAACCTAACTTAATGAGTAGTCATATCAAGGCAGAGTTAAAAAGCATTGATGTTACCCCCGAAGAATCTAGTCGTATCACCAATGTATTAGACTTTGCGTTATTGGTTTATAACAATTTATCCATTGTTAAAATTGCAAAACGAATGATAACAAAAACTCATTTCTTATCATTGGTTCCTATTATTGATAGGGCCATTGAAGATGATATAAACCCGGCAAAATTTGTCGAGTTTGTAGAAAGCTTTTATGACGGCAAGAGCACAAAAGAGCCTACTATTAATAGTGCTTATAATGGGATTTTTGACAATGCAAGTGCAAGCCGTAGCCGTATAAGAGTACGTCACAATGCGCTTATGAACCATTATGAAAAATTATTTAATGGCGAAAAAGAGGACGTGTACAGCACAAATTTGGCTGAGTTTGAAAAAGACGATGAAAAAGACCAAAAAGGAAAAGAAGAAAAAGGAGAAAACTACAGCGAGATTGTGGATATAAATGATTTGTCTGAGCCTGTTATTTCAGAACCAGAACCAGAACCAGAACCAGAACCAGAATTAGAAAAACCTGTATCCAGCCCAAAAGAAAAGGAAAAGGCACCTACCACCCCTAAAAAAGAGGAACCCATTATTATATCTACAGCAGACTATAATAAACAATTGGAAGAAAAAAGAAAAGCCAAAGAACAGGAAAAGGCAAACAAGTTAAGGTTAGGTATTGCACCATTCTAAAGACTGTAAAATCCCCATTGTTTAAATGGGGATTTTTTAAAATTTATTTTTAAAAAGTATTGACAAAATAAAATAAATGCGTTATACTCAATACATAGTTAAACAAACAAATTAAAGGAGGAAATACATAATTTAAATTAATGGAGTTTTATGCTCAATCACCAGAGAATGTAAGAAAGTTATTTGAGAATATTTTGAAATAGGAGTATTGATTGATATGAAGAACGTATTTAAGATAATTTTTGTAATAATTTTCGTCATGATATTATTATCACAATGTGGTTCTTGTGGTTCCAAAACTAACTCCAACGATGGATTATGTGACATTTGTGGAAAATCGGCCCCCTATAAAATCAATGGAGAAGAATATTGTAAACAACATTATAATGAAGCGGTTAATTGGTACATGAATAAAGATAAATAAAATATTTTAAAGTGAGGAAAAATCATGAAAGCAACTAAATGGAAAATTGGGATATTATCATTAGTATTAAGCGCAACTTTTGCATTCAATTCTTTTGCCGAGTGGCAACAGGCACAAGATGGAAGTTGGAAATTCTACAATGTAGATGGTACTATAGGTATTAATAAATGGGCCAAATCCGGTGAGGATTGGTATCATTTTGATAATGAGGGGCATATGGAGCATAGCACTATTATTGTAGATGGTGATGGTACTTATTATGTTGATGATGTAGGAAAAATGGTTAAGAATCAGTGGGTTAATCAAAACGAAAAATATTACTATGCAGGAGAAGATGGTAAAATATTAAAAAATACAATAACACCAGATGGATATACCGTAGATAGCAATGGAATTTGGAATCAAAGTATTCCACAAATATCAACAATTTTGAATAATTTAGTAGAATTAAATCAATATTTATATGACAACTATAGAATAATACATACGAATCTTGGAGATATTGAAGTCGGTCATAAAGATTCTTATGGGGGATATTCTGGAAACTATGCTATAGAAAATACAACAATTAGAGAAGCTTATGATTACCAAATTATTACAATGAGAAGCATAATGTTTCAAAAACAATATAATGAAGTTATGGATAGTTTAGAATATACAACAGACCAAAAAAATGAATTTAAACAATGTCTTAAAAATTATCAATATAATATGGCAAAAGATATTATATCAAAAATGCCTGGAAAGAAAATTGAAGGAGGTTTTTTTCATGAATATTATGATTATAGGTATACAAAAGTAGGTTATCATGCAAGTTGGATGTTTAAATGGTGTAATTACAAAGAAACAAAAAATTCTTTGGAAGGTTATTATTATAATTTTACTGTTTCTGATTTTCAGTGGTTAGAAGATTGATTTAAAAAATCCCCCTCAGTTTTCGACATGAACTGAGGGGGTTAACTTATCTGGTTTTAAATTCCATATAGTGTTGCTCTAATTCTTTAAAATTACAACATGTGTAGTTAAGTCTATGATTTTTATTGCATCCTATAGTATATACTGACTTTGCTTTTTTATAGATATCATCTAAATGCATTTTACAATATGTATATTCGGTTTTTAACAAATCAACATAATTAATATTCGTTTTTGACATTGCTGAGAAATTTTTGATATATAATACTTCATCATAAGCAGGTATCATAAAAGAAAACCTAATAGTTGAAATAGGTCGTTCCTTATCGTATATCAGTAGACTTGTTTGCTGTTTTTGAGTTTTATGGGATACAGGAGCATAATAATTTATGCCATTAATGTCAAGAACAATACCACATACAACTTCAATTCGTAAAGTAACTTAGCCATCCTCACCATGGTCCGGAATCATTCAAAAAAATATTTTTGTATATAAAATATTACTATAAGTTCATATATGCGAATTTTAGGGGTTGACAAGAGGGGTATACATGATGTAGAATTAATGGTAGGAACACTTGATAAACAGGAAACATATGATATTATAGGAATAAGGATAAATTTTAAAATTAAATTTTAATTATTTCTATTGTAATTTTCATGATTTCGTGTATAATATAAGTATAGAAACCAGTATGGTTTCTGAGCGTGTGAGTTTCTACCATTTAAAACGAAACATTAAAATAGCGTGTGAGTCCCCACCAAAAAAATGGGAAATGAAAATAGCGTGTGAGCCTACACCATAAAAAAGAGGAATTAAAATAAAAGAGCTGGTATTTTTTACTAGCTCTTTTGTTATTAGGAGAAAAATGAAGGTATATAAAATACAAGAAGATTATATTAAATATTTGCGAACAAAGGAACCTAGAGTATTAGAAAATAAAGAACAAAAAAAGACCTTATGTGGGTGTGGTTTTAGAGATTAATGGTTTTTCTTATTATGTACCATTGATGGATGAACGGAAAGGAGTATATTTTGACATTGATTACATGACAGATGAACAAGTTGCTGTCATATCTCAATTAATAGATATATTTAGAACAACTAATATGGGGGCTGGAAGTATGCGCTCGTTGAATAAGCAAAACAAAGAACTTATTGATAAACAAAAGACTGAAATAAAATAAGCGCCCGGTTGGACGCTTATTTTTTTACTTTACGAATCGAAGAAATATATAAAAACTAGTTGACAGATTTATAAAATGATGATATAATCATTACATAATTAAATAGTTCCATAATGTATGGTATGGAATGAAAGCTTGATTGTGCAAACATGAAAGTTACAATTTTTTAATTATCAGATAATTATAGTTTAAAATAGTAAATATTCAGACTTGACTTTATATGAAATGTATGGTATTCTTATAGGGAAAGAGTTATATATTTAATTCTTTTAGTGATTATATCAACAATTAAATAGCCACTATAAAACCGTTAAATAGGTATAGGCAATCTTTAAAGTGTAAAAACTTTAGGGGTTGCCTATTTTTATTTTACAGTACATTGATAATTTAATAAAGTAAAGTGTAAAAGTCTGTATGTCATGAATTGAAATTCATTCCTATTAATTTACTAGAGATTATCAGAATCAATGAGAGTCGAGTTTAAAGGCTTTAAGGTAGTTATATAAGCTTAAGAGTGTTTAGGCCGTCTATGGCGATTCTGAGAGGTTTAGACGATGTAGGAAGGTTGTTAAAACCCGGTAAAAGCAAGTAAGACCAGTTTTAACAGTGTTCATGAGGAAATGTCCGACAATGTAAAATGAGGGGCGTTATATCCTCCTTACCACATAGTGTTATGTCAACATGCCGTATAACGCATTATAAGCCATTTCTAGCCACTTTGTAGTGAAGATGAATAAAGTATCAAGTGTATATGTAAAATGGCTAGAAACGCTTTTTACGAGTTTATAACAGGATGCAAACAAGATGGACCGAGACAGCAAAAATTTTGCGACTATTTTAAAAAGTCAGAAAATTCTTACAATTTAAATTTGAAAAATATTTTTTGTAAATAATTGTATAAATAATTTGTATGTAAATTGGGGCAATCTAAAAATCCCAGAATGGCGATAAAGAAAATTTCCAGGCGAAAATATATAAAACAAAAAAAACGGTAATGGCGATATTAAAAATTCCCCAGCCTTTTTTTATTTTTATATATTTTACTTTAAATTGAAAAAGTTTTATTTTTTGTTCTTTACAATTTTTTTATTTTGTGTTATAGTATAATTAAGATTTATAAATAAGATTTTTAAAGATAAAATCAAAAAAATATTTTTATGAAGGAGATAAAAAATGAACACTTATTATTATGAATCAAATTCAATAGAACATCTGCAAGGAAATTTTATAGAAGCAGAATCAGCTTCCAAAGCTAAATATCTTATTTGGATGAATGGTGCAAATGAGTATTATGGAAGTTTTAGTGATTTTTTAAAAGATGTAAAAGTTAGAAAAGTTAATAAAGAATAAAGGAGAATAAAATTTATGGAAAGTATATTTTTAGTAGACATATTAAATAAATTAGATAGTAACACGTATGTATTTATTTATAAGAATAAAAGTTATTCATCTAATTTAGACACTTCTAACATAAGAGGACTTCATCTTAATATGTGTGGAGGTGAAACTTTATACAAAGGAAGAATTTGTGATATGACGGGCAAAGATTATGCTGAATGTATGTTAAGGGTAATATGTACAACAGAGTATAATTCCATTATTCCTTATTATACGGAAAATGGTATAATAGGTTTTAAAATAATTGTTGATATATAAGATATAAGATATAAGATATTAAAAAATTTAAATCGGTTTTTAGATATATAAAATCTAAATTGATTTTAATTGTCTGAAACTCAGAAAGGAAATGAAACGTTGAAACTACCCCCTTATACAAAGAATGAATTAGATTGTTTTATTATAGAAAATCATAATCTTATTTATTCCTTTTTAAAAAGTAAGAATTTAACTATAGATGATTACTATGATATTGCGGCTATTGGTTTAGTAAAAGCCGCACGAAATTTTAATCCAAAGCAAGGTTCAAAATTTTCTACGTATGCATATTTTATTATGTGGAATGAAGTAAAACGTCAATGGAGAAAAGAAACCGTGCAAAAGAGAGAAGAAGAAAAATATCTTTTTCATTATAATACATCTAAAAAAAATAATGATGGTAAAGAAATAAACGATGGCTTAAATTGCATCCCAGATATAAGATATAATGTAGAAAACGAGACTATTACTAAAATAGTTTTAAAGAATTTTTTTGACAAAATTAAAAACGAAAAAGAAAAAAAGATATTATGTAAATTTATTAGTGGTTATAAACAAAGAGAAATTGCAGAAGAATTTAATGTAACTCCATCTAATATTAGTCGGATTATAAATAAATTATTAAAACAATTAAAAAAAGAATTGGATATAAAGTGATTCGGAACATGAAAAAAATAAATTAAAAAAATTTTAAAAAAGTGATTGACTTATCATAAAGTATGCGATATACTCTTTATTGTAAGAGAGATATAAAAAATTAAAAAGGAGATTAATAGAACGAATAATAATAGTAGAGAACCGCCGATAAAATTAAAAAATAATCAAACAATCGCTGATAATTCGGCATAAATAAAATTAAAAAAATAATTTTAAATCCAGCAAGCCGGGAGTCCGGCATAAGAAAGGAATTTCTATGAAATTCGTCCTATATTATCATATTCGTGATAAGCCCTTATGATAAATAATAAAATATATATATTTTTTAGTCGCTAATCGACAGCGTAGTCGAATGTAAAATCAATTGTTGAAAAAACAAATCGCCCAATAAGGGATTCGGTCATATATGCTAAAATGGAGGGGGTGCTTACAATTAAAGGCGGAAAGCTCACTCCTTTAGGTGTGGGATGGATAGCCTAAAATAATATATAAAATGTGTATAAAACTATTGTAAACATATACATAATGTGTTATATTAGTATCATGGAAAATAATTATAGACACACAAACACGACTGTATCTTTGATAAATTATCATTTTGTTTTTTGTCCAAGATACAGAAGAAAGATTTTTCTGATACCTAAAGTAGAACAACGATTTAAAGAACTGGTCAAATTAAAATGTCAGGAGTTAGAAATTAAAATCATAGCAATAGAATGTGATAAAGACCACTCTCATATGTTCTTAAATTGTTTGCCTACGTTAAGTCCATCAGATATTATGCAACAAATAAAAGGATATACAAGTAAGATTTTAAGAGAAGAATTTTATCAACTTCAAAAAATGCCTAGCCTTTGGACTAGAAGTTATTTTGTTTCAACTGCTGGAAATGTTTGTAGTGAAACGATTAAACAATATGTCGAAAATCAGAAAAAGAGGTATTGATATGACAAGAGAAGAAAAAGAGGATAGGAAATTAGAATTGCTTGATAACATGCTATTTGGAGAAAAAATGATAGCAAGAGGCGAGGCAACAAGGGAAGAGCTTCAATCACAATTTGATGAAATAAAAAAAGAATTAAAAAGATTAAATTAAAAAGCGAATAATATTATAGAGAGTGAGGTGAATATTTATGGCAAATTTTGTAGTTCAGTTTCCACTAAAAACAGAACAGTACCAAGAAGATGTATTAGATAAACGATTTGAAATTGGAAGAAAAATATACAATTCTTTGGTTAATATAACACAAAAACGATATAAAGAAATGACTAAAACGAAGAAATATCGTAATCTTATATCTTCATTATCAAACGACAAGAAAAAAGATAAAGATATTTGGAAAAAAATAAATGAAATGCGTAAGCAATACGGAATGTCTGAATATTCATTTCACGACGATGTAAAGAAAATGCAAAAACATTTTAAGGAAAACATTGATTCTTTCACTGCTCAAAAAATAGCAAGTACATTATGGAAAGCATATGATAAATTATTTTTTGGTAATGGAGATAAGATACATTATAAAAAATATGGTTCATTAAATTCTCTTGAAGGAAAATCTAATAAAACTGGCATAAGATTTAAAGACGATTGGTTAATTTGGAACGGATTAAATATACCTGTATTGATTGATTATGATAATTATTATGAATATCAAGCAATGCAATGTGACATTTCTTATTGTAGAATACTTAGAAAATTTATTCATAATAAAAATCACTATTATATTCAGATTGTATTTAAAGGAAATCCACCTGTAAAAGTAAATACAGATACTGGTGAGATAAAGCACACTATTGGATATGGTGATGTTGGTTTGGATATTGGTATTAGCACCGTTGCTATTTCAAGTGAATCAGACGTAAAAATATTAGAACTTGCTGATAAAGTTCAAAATATAGAAAATCAGAAAAGGCTTCTTCTTAGAAAAATGGATAGAAGTAAACGTGCCACAAATCTTAATAATTTTAATGAAGATGGCACAATAAAAAAACAAGGAAACAAAAAAGTAACTTGGAATAAATCAAACCATTATATTAAATATCAAAATCAACTTAAAGAATTATACAGAAAACAAGCAGATATAAGGAAATATCAACATGAATGCCTTGCAAATTATATAGTATCACTTGGAAATAATATTTTCGTAGAGCATATGAATTTTTCAGGACTTCAAAAGAGGTCTACAAAAACAGAAATCAGCGAAAAGACTGGAAAATATAAAAAGAAGAAACGATTTGGTAAATCGCTTGCTAATCGTGCGCCTGCTATGTTAATGACAATCATAGATAGAAAATTAAAATATTTTGATACGATGTTATTTGAGATAAATACTTATAAGGCAAAGGCTAGTCAATTTAATCATTTTGACTGTACTTATAAGAAGAAAACGCTATCTCAAAGATGGAATGAATTTGATGGAATAAAAATTCAACGAGACATTTACTCTGCTTTTCTGATAATGAATATAAATAATGATTTGGAAAGTTTTAATATTGATAAATGTAATAACAGATTTGATAATTTCAAGAAACTACATGATATAGAAGTAAATAGATTAAGAGGATGTAAAAATCTTAGTAGTATAGCAATATAAACAGAGAAAACATAAATAGGTTTAGACATGAGCTTAATGCTATCGTTAATTCATTCAAAGGAATGATTGGTAGTAAAAGTCTTAATGAAATAGATTAGTCTTATATACTTTCGAGTATATTTGGAAGTCTAAGTAATTGAGAACCCAACGTGCTTTAGCCGTTGGAGTGTCAGACAATAAAAAAAGGAGAAAAATATGAGTGGTAAATCAAGAAAAAGTTATATAAGAAAAAACCCTTTGAACTTTGGTAGTTCAGATGAATATGAAAGGTGGAAACAAAGACAAAGGGAAATTTTAGATGAACAAGAGGATAAAAAGAATCCTAGTTTCACTTTATATACATTTTATTATACGTATGTTGAATGCGGACATAGGACTAAAAATAAAAAGAAATGTGTAATTGCGGCTCAAACTCAATATGAAGCTGAACAAATTTTTGATATGATGGCTGACTATTTTAAAATAGATAGACCACAAGTTAGAAATATTGTTGAGGTATACTGGTTGCAGAAAAAAGATAATATCTTTGTCAATTTTAGTTATGATTATTGTACTAGAGAAGTTAAAGAAGTATACCAGGATGATTACCTGGATTATTATTGGGAAAATTATTTGGAAGTATAGGAGAACTATATGTACACAAATATTAATATGGATGATTGGATACGAATGAATTTTGGAAATATTTTTATAGAAGAAGAAAGCACCTCATAAGGGTGCTTTTATAAAATTATGATGAAAACTATTGACTTTTCAAAGAAAGTATGATAATATAAATATATAAATAAAGGAGGTAATACTTATGAATAACAATATTAAAAGATTTTTAGGTGGTTTTGAAAGTGAAGATACTAGAATTTCTTATGAAAGTGACCTTAATCAATTTTTTGATTTTGTAAATACAGAAGAAACAAAAATTACATATGGAGAAGTTTATGACTGGAAATCAGAGATGGTTAAAAGAGGGTACGCCAGTGCTACAATCGCTAGAAAGCTTACAGCTATAAAAAGCTACTATGACTTTTTATGTAAGGTTGGTACTATGACATTAAACCCAGCAACAACAATAAAATCTCCAACAATTAAGAATAAAAAGAAAGACTATGTTCCTATGAAGGAAGCTAAAAACTTATTAACAGAAGCCAGCAATCCTAGAGATAAAGCTATTATTGCTATTTATCTTTCTACAGGTATGCGTGTTAGTGAACTTATTAATTTAAGTTTAGAGCAGTATAATTCTCAAACTGTAACCATTAAAATTAAAGGGGATAGGGAGAGAAAAATATACTTTAATGAAGAATGTAGGAAAATTGTAGACGAATATATAAAAGTACGTAAAAATTCAGGAATCCCTAACTTATTTGTTAGTAATCATGGCACCCCAATGAGAAGGGATTGTATTTCTAAAATGTTACGTAAGGTTGCAGAAAAAGCAGATATTGAAGAACATATTAGTAATCATACTTTAAGACATACTTATGTTAGTGAGATATGTAATGAGTATGGAATCAATATTGCTAAAGATGTAATTTGTCATTCTGATATCTCTACTACTCAGAGATATTCTCATAATACAGAAGAAACTGTGAAAAATGTAATGCTTAATATGCAGTTAGCATAGGAGGAAAAATGAAAATAAAAGAAATAATGGTAATGACACTATTAACTAGATGTTGGAATTTATTTTTGGAACTAGATTCCCAACATCCTAATGAACAAAAAGATTTTATGGAAGGTATTCATAAATGTCAATATGTAATGGCTATGAGATGTGCCAGACAATATGAACCAGGAATATTTTCAAATAAAAATAAGAAAGAAGGTGGTTAAATTGAATGTTCTAAGATAAAAATAAAAAAATACGGAGGTATAAATGAAAGGAATAAAATCAATTATATGTTTGTTAGCATTAAGTTTTTCATTAATGTTTACAAACATAGCAAAAGCAGAAACTACAAACCCCTATGAAACTATATCCATTTCAGAGGATGATATAAACCTTCTTTCCGCTCTAGTGTTTTGTGAAGCTAGGGGCGAATCTCTGGATGGACAAAAAGCGGTAGTAGAAGTTGTATTGAATCGAGTTTTAGACAGTGATTTTGAAGATACTGTTTATGACGTTATATACGAAAAGAGACAATTTTCTACAGCAAGTAAACTTAAAGGTACTACTCCTAATGAAGAAAATTATGAAGCGGTAAGATATGTGGTAGAAAATGGGCCAACTATTTTCTCCACTGATTATGTTTATTTTTCTGTAGGAAAATCAAATGGTCGTAATTTTACTAAATTAGGTGGACATTGGTTTAGTACAAAGTAAGAAAGGAAATACATGACAAAATATAAAATCCATTTTCATACACCAGAAGAAGTAAAAGCTTTTGTTGAGTTTGCATCTCAGAAAAACTATGATATAGATATTTCTTTAAATCATTACACAATAGATGCAAAATCTATAATGGGAATATTCTCTTTGGATTTATCAAGGGAATTAGTAGTTACTTTTCATTGTTCGGATGAAGAAACAAAAGAATTTTATGAAAATTTTCAAAAACTTCTTGACAATTAAATTAAATTGTTGTATGATATAGAAACAATAGTAATTCAATTCAGAGAAGGAGGTTCACAAATGGGCGGCACCCCAAAAAAGAAAGTTTTCAATCGCAATAGTAAAGCTTTTAAAACTAAAAAAGATTATATGATGAATGGAGTTAAAGAAAGTGAAAAAACAATAGCTATCAATGCGGCTTTGTCAGGTTACTATTCTGCCATTCAGACTATAAAAGATTTAATTGCGGCAGGAAGAACCATTGCGGATATTGAAGCATTTTGTTCAGCAGAACTTGATAAAAAAGGTATGCTGGAAGAAGGAACACGTAATCTTTACCTTAAAGGTAAAAAGTCCAATCAGTAAAAATAATTAAAATTAATTTTTTAAAATAAGGAGATATTAAATGGAAAATGTAAGAGCGACAATCAATAATGGACTTATCATCGGCGTTCTGTCTGAGAAATCTACAGAAATCAAACAGGTGGAAATTGAAAAAGAGGACGGAACAAAAATGACCTGTAATGCAGTACAGGGCAACATTGTAATTTCTACAAAAAATGGAGATTACAACTTAAGAATCAATCAGTCAGAATATAACAGAAAAGGGGATAAAGCAAAACTTTATGCCAACATGGAAACATTGCATAATTCTTATGTTTCAGCGGCAGATGCGGCAAAGAACAAAGATTTAACTCCTGATGTTATAAGCGCAACTGTAAACTTAGGTTGCTGGGACAGATACAATCAGAACTCAGGAAAAATGGTATTTTCCCCACAGGTAAGAATCATTAAGGTGAACCGTGAAAATGCAGATAAGGAATCTCAGACAGACTTCCAGTTAGAAGGAGTAATCAGAAGTATTAAGGCTGAAACAATTCCTCCTAAAAATGAAAGTGATGAACCAGAAGAAACAGGTCGCTACATGGTGGAATTTATTACCATCAATTTCCGTGGAGAAGCAGAACCTTTCACTCTGATTGTTCCAGAAGATTTAGCCGAAGCATTTGTCGATGGCTATGTAGACGAAATAACAGGTGAACAGGTTCCAGGATATGCCCTAGGAGATACGTGCTGTTTAGGTGTAGAACTTAATATGCATCGTATAGGAGGACAGAAGCAGAAAAAAGGCGGCTTTGGTAGAAAAGCCAATACTAATGAAGGATTTGAGATTTTGGAACTGCTGATTATAGGTGGAGAACCTGCTTATGACGAAAATACAGAAGATGAAAAGAAAAAGCCTTTCACGCCAGATATTATGAAATCTCTTATGGTTGAAAGAGAAATGAAGCTTAAGGCTCTTGAAGATAAAGCAAAAGACGGTTCAACTGCTAATGCGGCCCCTGCTTCTAAAGCCGGGAAGTCTAAGGGATTAGGAAACAGAAAGCCAAATGTAGCCCCAATGTCTGGCATGGAGGGTGCACCATTCTAAACATAGGCTAAAAAACGTTACAAAGGGTATAGGAGAGGTTTTAATGTAAGAGGTGGGGAATTGGGTAGCCTATTAACTTAAAACCTCTCTACTGCCTTGTAACATTTAATAATTTAACTTCATCATCATAAAAATAAGAAAGGTAATATAAAATGTCAGAAAAAATCGAGAAAAAGAAATCAAATCCATTATTAGATTTAGAGATTGAGGATATGGTTGGTGGGTTAGCAGGACAAAAAGTTTTAATTTATGGCAAAAATTCTACAGGCAAAACCTTCCAGGCCATGAAGTGTGATAGAGCCTTACTCTTAATGACTGAATCTGGTGGAAATGGAATTAGAGGGTATAAAAAGCCAGTTAATTCATGGGCTGATTTTATAAATTATGTATCTTTGCTAACTAATCCTTCCACTTATCAGGAAATGTCAGAAAAATTCTTTACAATTGTAATTGATACAGCAGAAAATCTTGTTGACCTTTGTGAACAGTCAGTATGTAAAACTTTTGGAGTAAGAGATTTATCTGAAATTGAAGGTAAAGCAAATGGTTATAAAATAGCCAGACGGCAGTTCGCTACACAGATTAATAAACTTACGTCTATGGGTTATTTTATTATTTTTATAGCTCATGAGGAATTAGATGAAAAGCATTTCAATGAATTAACAGGTGAAATTATTCCTTATTTACAGCCAAAAGGAAGTGGAAATGAAAAATCTTCTATGCGTATGATACGTGATATTTGTGATTTCACTATTTATACAAAGGCAAATGGTGTTGACCCAGAAACAAATATGACTATTAAGTCTACTGGAATTTGTAAAGAAACATCTCATGTATTCGCAAGAAGCCGTTATGCAATGCAGACTTATATTGACCCATTTACAGCGGCTAATATGTGTGAAGCTATGGAAAAAGCTATTATTAAATCAGCGGAAGATGAAAATGTTGGATTAACTACATTTTCTGTAACAGATGATACACATACAAAAGAGGATTGGATTGAATTAATCAAGCCTTATATGGCTAGATTATATAAACCTTATCCAGATTTTGTAAATGATGTAGTTTATGGACAGTTAGGTAAAAATCGTACTGTAACATCTGCTACAGAGGAAGAAGTTTCATGTCTGGAAAGTATTTATAATACTTTAGTAGATTTTGCTTGTGACAGAGGAATTGTAGTGGAGGATGAATAATGGGAGTAAATGGATATTACCCTTATCGTAAACCAAAGCCAAAGAAGAAAAGTAATATAGCTAATCCATACATTAGCCGAGAATCTTTCGTCAATTATTTTTTAATAGCAATGGAAAATGATTATAAATTTATTGCTGTTATTATAAAAGACGATAGATTAAAAAAACCTGAGATTATAATTAATATGGCAGAAAACATGGAAGAAAAATTCAAATATTATTTGGATGCTTATGACGATGTTTTAGTTCTTAAAACTTGTGAGCATATCAAAATAATTGGAGTTACTTTCTTTGATGAATTTGCGCCTGATGTTATATCTCCAATCGTGTTGAGATAGATTAATCCCTCTGCCGTTTGGTGGAGGGATTATTTTTATAAAATGTAACTTGTCAATCAAAAAAATAAAGAAAGGAATTGGTTAAATTATGGCAGTACTAAACCGCTTCCCAACTGGGGGAGGGATACCAGATGATTTAAATACAACCCCAGCAGAAGTACTAGAAGGATACAAATTTATAGGTTCACTTCAAGATGATATTGAAGTAGGAACTCTAAAAATTACAGGTAATGCTAATGCTAATCATGTATTAAAAGATAAAACATTCTATACTACAAATCCCAAAACAAAAGTAACGGGAAAACTTGAAGTTAATAATGTTAGTAATTTAGTTTTAACTTTATCAAGTGGCAGGAATATTGTAGTAAAATGGACTAATCCTGCAACTACATCAGGTCGTCCTTATAGTGGGGTATATATCAGATATCAAACTGGAAGTTACCCTTCTACAACTAGTGGTACACAGGCGTACAAGGGAGTAGGAAGTAATAAAAACCCATCTGCTGTATCTCAGGTTGATTTAGTTTTACCAGATTTAAATACCACTTATTATTTTATCTGTTATTCTTATTGTGTGACTTCCAATGGGGAATTATTAGGTGAACAATTAAAAGCTACTGTTAGAACAGGTACTATTCAAACTATTAGTATTAATTTTACACAAAATTACACTATCCCCGCAGGATACAATTCAATTGATATTTTCTGTGTAGGTGGCGGTGGGGGAGGGGGTGCTGGATACCGGTTTACGAGTAATTCCTATGAGCAAGGTGGAGGCGGCGGTGGAGGTGGGTACACCACCACAGCTCTTAACATAGGCATAACTGCTGGTCAGATAATGAATTGCGTCATCGGAAACGGAGGCGGGCAAAACACAGCTATTAACGGCCCAGGTGGCACGGGTGGGACAACATCGGTATCAAGAGGAGACATTGTCTTATGCACGGCAAATGGTGGAAAAGGCGGAGATGGGGCTAGTGGAGGATATGGCGGAAATGGCGGCTCCAGGGGAGGGAAGGGAGGATATAATGACCTGGAACCAAAACCAGTCATAAATGCTGGCGGCAATGGATATGCAGACGGCGCTGGTACTGGAAGTCAGGGATATACCACAAGGGCCTTTAGAGAAGCTGGAAATACTTTATATGCTGGCGGCGGCGGTGGTGGTGGAGTTACTAATGGTAATCCTGGTAATGGCGGTGCAGGTGGAGGAGGTGCAGGCGGGACGCCTAATGGCACGGGCAACGCAGGTGTTGCCAACACTGGCGGAGGCGGAGGCGGAGGCGGCGGAGCCGTTTATGGAACTGCCAAGGCTGGTGGCCCCGGAGGCTCTGGTGTTGTTCTTATACGATTAAAGTAAGGAGAGACTTAAATAATAGCACATGAAGTTTTTGCAATGATAGCGGTAGAAAAGAAGGAATGGAAGGAACAGGTATAATTTTGTTAAGAATTCATTAATTCTTTATATAAAAATCCCGGTGTATCTCACCGGGACTTTAAATTGAAAAAATTAGTGAATTGTATTGACAAATTATATATATAATGATATAATAAGTATCAAGGAGGTGGAAAATTGGCAAACAAATTAAAAGAAAAAAAAGAACCTCAAATAAAATGTAGATATTGTGGAACAAAAATAGATAAAATAAAAGCTTTTCCACATCCTACCAAACCTAAATATTATTATTGCAACGAAGAATGTTATAATAATGAAGTACAAAAAAATCAAGGGAGAAAAATAAATAGTACAGTAGCAGATGGAATGGTTACTTGCCGTTGCTGTGGTAAAAAAATAATTAAGGAACAAGCTTTTTCTATTAAAGAAAGATATTATTATTGTTCTGAACAAGAATACGAAAGTAAATATAAAGGAAGTGAAGCTTATTGGGAGGAAACATTTTTAGATTATGTTTATTTTGACATTACTGCAAAGCAATGTGATTATCCTTCAATACAAAGACAGGCAGGAATGTATCATGATAAATATAGTTTTAAATGGACAGGAATGGTTTTAACCTTACAATACTGGTTTGAAACCTTACAAAATTCTTGGAATTTTGATTATGGTTTAGGACAAATATTTCCTAAATATTATGAAGAAGCCAAAAATTTTTATTATGAAAAACAAGAGATTCAAAAAATGGTAAATGAAATGGAAGAAGGTGATAGAATAGTAAAAATCACAAAAAAGAAACCAGTAAAAGAAATAAAGAAATGGGAGGATTTATAATGCTTTATTCGGCTTCTGACAGTTCTATGGTGTTAGGAATATTGTTTCAAAATCCTTCTTTGGTCACAAGTAGAAAATTTCCTATTTGTTCAGATGATTTTAAACCTATTCTGTTTCACGAAATATTATTTAAATCTATTGCATGGTTATTTAAAAATGGTGCAGAAGAAATAGATGAAATAATATTGGATAAATTCTTGCAAAATTACCCTTCGCAATTAGAAGTATGTATGGATAATAATTATTTGGATTTTATATCAACTGCAAAACAATTAGTAAATCCAGATAATTATGAATTGCATTATAATATTGTAAGAAAATATAGTTTATTAAGAGATGCTAAAGATTTAGGAATTGATATAACTTCATTTTATGATGAAGATAAAACAGAAGAAGGCCAAAGAGAGAATCTTAATTTATTTGATATAAAGAAAATGTTGGCTAAAATTAGTGAAAAAACTGATAAGCTTAATATGAAGTATAATACAGAATTATGTAAAGAAACTATGAGGGCTGGTGCCGATTGGGAAAATACGTTACTTGAATTTGAAAGTAATCCTGTTATGGGTGCTATGTTACAGTCTCCTTATATGAACACTCTTTATCGAGGGTGGCAACAAGGACATTTATTATTGAGGTCTGGTGGAAGTGGTTGCGTAGATTCTGAAACAGAATATTTTAATGGGAAAGAATGGAAATCTATTGCTCAGTATACCCCAAAAGAAAAAGTATTACAGTATAATGCCGATGGAACCGCAGAGTTGGTAAAGCCTTTGCGCTATGTCAAATTGCCATGTAATGAAATGTATCATTTTGAAACTAAGTATGGACTTAATCAAACTTTAAGTGAAGAACATCGAGTAATTTATTTATCAAAAAATAATACTTTACAAGTTAAATCAATGAAAGAAGTATATGAAAATCATATAAAGAGTGTAAAAGGATTCAGAGGAAAATTTATTACAGGATTTAAATACGATGGAAAAGGTATTGATTTAACAGACAATGAAATCAAAATAATGTGTGCTGTTATGTGTGATGGAGCATTTACACATAGTAATACTACATTATGTAGATTTCATATAAAGAAACAAAGAAAAAAAGATAGCCTTCGTAATCTTTTTAAAGAATCTAATTTACAATGGAGAGAAAAAGAATCTGCCGCAGAAGGTTATACAGATTTTTATATTTATGCACCACGTAGAGAAAAAGAATTTTTATCTTATTGGTATAATTGTACACAAAAACAGTTACAAATTGTGTGTGACAATATTTTACAATGGGATGGATGTACTACTCAAAATAGGAAAAGTTTTTCTACTACACTTCTTTCTACAGCTAATTTTATACAATTTGCTTTTAGTGCTTGTGGTTATAGAGCATCTTTAAAAGAAAAAAATAGAGTAGGAAGAATTAGAAAGATTAACAACAAAGAATATGTTACTAATACTATAGATTATCAAGTAAATATATCTTCTAATAAAACATGTAGTTTAACAAATGAAAAGAAAAACAACATAGAGAAAGTAGTTCCTAAAGATGGTTTTAAATATTGTTTTACCGTTCCTAGTTCTATGTTAGTATTACGTAGAAAAAATAATATTTTTATTACAGGTAATTCTGGTAAAACAACCACAACCATAGGAGATTTATGTAATGTATGTGCCACTAAGTATTGGGATTACAAAGAAGAAAGATATGTAGATAATCCTAATCGTGATGGTGACGGTTTTATGATTCACACAGAAATGCAACAGAAAACGGAGGTACAGCCTAAATTTATTTCTTGGATTAGTGGCATTCCTTATCATAAGATACTTAATGGAAATTATAATAAAATAGAAAAAGAAAGATTACTGGAAGCAGGAAAAATTTTATATGAATCTCATATTGAAATTTTTAACCAGCCAGATTTTACTACACCAAAGTTAAAGGATATTTATAGGCAATGTTTTTTATGGGGTGCAAAATATTGTTTCTTTGATTATATTTGGGATAACTCAGAATTTGGTAGCGAATATAAACAAAGAGTCAGTACACCTATTCGTCAAGATATGGTATTGTTTGAGATTGCAAAAGTTCTTAAATCATTATCAGAAGAATATGATATAGGAACTTATAGTGGTACTCAGCTTAACGGAAAAGAATCTGTCAATGATATTATTGACGAAAATTGTATTTTTGGTTCAAAACAGATTAAAACTAAATTAGATGATGGAGGGATTATCCTTCCTTTAAGACCTAAAGAAATGGAATTAGTAGATACATTATTAAATCGTAAAGGATTTGGTACATGTAAGCGGCCTACCCATATTACTCATAATTATAAAACCAGATTTTCTATGTATGGTCAAGGTGTTAAAGTATGGCAGTATATAGACTTAGGAACGGGTAGAACAGAAGATATATTTTGTACCAATCAATTCAATTCTCCATTGAGTGTAGAAAGGACAATAATAAATAATGAATAAAATTGAAGTATATAAAATGAAGAAAGGAACAATAAGAAAATACGATGAAACGATTAAACTTAATAGAGGGAGTTATCTCATTTTGGTTGGCAGAATTAAAATATTTTTGGGAACTTGTGAAAATGGGAAGCATTTGTGTGATAATTATTTTGTTGAAAGTGACCAGGAAGTGGGTAGATTTTTTAGAGTATATGTATTCTTGTTTGGAATGATATACAACAAAAAATAATATAATAAAAGGAGGTTAAAAGATGGGAAGTTTAAGAGAAATTACAGGGGATATGCTCAAACTTATGATTATGTTGGAGGAAGAACCTGATTCAGAAGTATTAAAAGATACTTTGGAAGGAATGGGAGGGGAACTTGATTCAAAAGCTGAAAATTATGTTTATGTAATTAAGGAGTACGAAATTCAGATTGAAGCAATTAAGAAAGAAAAAGCCAGATTGGATGCCAGAATGAAAACAATGGAAAATTCCATGAATCGACTTAAGGACGCTCTTAAGGGGGCTATGGAAGTTACTGGGACTAAAAAATGTGGTGGAAATATTTATACCATTACATTAAAAAATGGGGCAGACCAGTTGGGTGAATTTGATGAATCACTTATACCAGAGAAATATTTTGAAAAGATTCCTGCTACTTTAAAGCTGGATAAAAGAAAATTATTGGCAGATGCTAAAGTGGAAAGAATTAAAGGAGTAGGGCCTTTAAGAAAAACAACTTCACTATTAATTAAATAAAAAGGAGAAAAAAAGATGATTCATGTTTATGAAAATTTATATATTGACGTAGACCCATGTCAATATATTTTAAGAGAAGATACAGGAGTAAAACTCAAAACGTCAAAAAAAGAATATACCAAATGGAAAGATTTGGGATATTATGGGACACTTCCTGCGGCTATTCATGGGGCTGTAGAAGAATTAACTAGACGCAAACTCAAGAAAAAAACTTACGAATTAAGTGAAGCTATTACCATCATTAAAGAAGAACATCGGCGGTTGACCAAAATTATTAATGAAAAACTTAAATATTAAATTCGATGCTCGAACACCGGGAACTTGATAGCAGTTTTCATTTACTCAAAAATAAAACCTAGATGGCATAATATAAAAAGTCCCCGGTGAGCGAACACCGGGAACTTGATAGGCAACCTCCTTTTCTTCAATTCGTAAAGTAAAATTTAAAACAAAAAAGAACAACCAGGCCAGTAGTTGCTCTTTAAACAGTAATAAGTTTTTCTTTGGCAATATAAGTCAAATAGTAAATATATTCTATAAAGTAAATTTAAAAAAATTATGTTCTTGTGTCATTATAGCAGTGATAGCTTTGACTTTTTCATCCGATAATTCCGGGTGATTACAAATCATTTTAACTATCTTAATTTTAGAATGGTAGTGCATTCCCCAAATAACTATATTGACTAAGCAGAAAAAATCTCCCACCACCGGGAGATTTTTTACTTTACAAATTGAAAGTAAAGTAAAAAAACTATTGACAAAAAGTATTTTATATGATATATTATTATATATAATATACACAGTAATTTTTCAATGAAAAGAGAAAAATAATGATTGATGCTAAAAAATTGACCAAACAATTAACTATAGATAATTATAGACAAATTGCTTTAGCATTAGGGGCTACAATTGACCATGAGAATGATAAAGAAATATTATTTTCCAATATTTGTCATGAAAAAAATCCAGATGGATTAAAAAACAAATTGTATTTCTATAAAGATAGAAAATTCTTTTTATGTTATCATTGTAGTGTTTCATATACTCCTTACAGTTTAGTACAAAAGCGTAAAAGAGTTTTGGGAGAAACTTGCAGTTTTCCAGATGCTTTAAAATTTGTATGTGATGTATGTCATATTCCTTATGATAATATAGAACGCATTCATAAACAAACTACTAAAATATATGATTGGGAAGAAGATTTAGGAAGATATATTAGAATAAAAAATGGTGAATCTTTATTGCCAATTTATGATAAAAATATATTAGATTTTTTCCCAAAAATATATCATCAATCTTTTATAGATGATGGAATTAGTATTTCAACAATGGAAATGTTTAGAATATGTTTTTATCCTTATGCACAACAAATAGTAATTCCTGTATTTGATGAAAATGGGAATCTTATAGGTTTGCATGGAAGAAACTTAATTCCAGAATTGATTGAAGCGGGATATAAATATCTTCCTGTAAAATTAGTAAATGGAGTTGATGAAAAAGGGAACCATGGAACAGAGTTTCGTTTTAATACGTCTAATGTACTTTATGGATTAAATTTAACTAAATCAAATATTGAATATACAGGAGAAGTTACTTTATTTGAAGCTCCAAAAAGTGTAATGCAAATGAATGATATATTATTTCTTAATAATACTGTTGGAATGTTTGGAATGAATTTACAAAACAAACGTAGAGATATGTTATTAAAATTAGGAGTAAATAAAGTTAATATAGCTTTAGATAAACAGTATGAAACTATATATGATGAAGATGGAGAATTTACAGAAAAATTTATTTTATGGAAAAAGAAAGTATTAGCTATAGCTGATAAATTTAAAGGATTTGCAGAAGTAAATGTAATATATGATGCAGACGATGATTTTCCTTTACTTGATTATAAAGATTCTCCATCAGATAAAGGTGAGGAAATTTGGGATTTACTATATAAAAATAAGGAGTGTATAGATGAAAGAGAAAGTGAAGAATTTAAAAGATACTGTAAAGATAAAGAAAGAAGCAATTAATTTAAAAGATATATTAGAGATAAAAATTATTGATGCTTTAATGCCAATATTTTTTACAAGAGAAGGAGTGAGTAGGGCTAGATATTTAGCAGAAGCTTTAACTCTTATTATCATTTCTCCATTGTTATTAGTAAGTATAATAATATTCAAGATATGTGATATAGTTGTATATTTATATAAAAAATTTTTTAAAAAAGGAAAAGATGAAAATGAAAGAGATTAAGAAAGATAAAGTGTTTCAGTATACAGGAATGTATATTCCAGTAGAAGTAAAACGGCCTAAATTTTTTATAGATGCTTTTAAACGTAAAGTGTTATATTTTGTTGGTAACACTTTCATGATAAAGAATAGTTTTAAATATGTAGATAGTTTTATGCGTATTAATGAAATTATTTATATAGGAGATTATATAATAGAAGATGAAGAAGGTATAGTTCATATGATAAGAAAAAAAGAGTTTGAAAACAATTATAAAATTGTAGATTGAGAGAAAAATGACAAAAGAAGATTATATTAAAAAGATACAAAAAATTTGTTTCTTTTATCCTATTGAAAGTCATAAATTAGATGCGCTTACGTTTAATGAATTAAAAGAAATGACAAATATTATTTATTTAAAAATAGCAATAGCGTCTATCAATTTTAAATAAAAGGAGAAAAATTATGTCAGTATTTATACCCAAAGAAATGGAATTATCTAAATTTAAACATGTTTATAAATTAACTTTCGATAAATCAATAAGCAATACTTTTTTCAGATTAGAAAAATTTCCTATTATCTATCTTAATTCTTATTTTATTTATTTTAAACAACATGGAAATATAGAATTAGTTAAAGAAGTAGTATGTGATGCCGCTATTGATAAATATGGATTACAATATACTTTAGAATGTATTCTGGATGCTTGTTTTAATAATTGTTTAGGTTTTTATTACCCTTTATGTAGATATTTTGTAGATAATACATTATCTTTAGAAATGATGAAAAAAATTATTTCTATGTATAATCAATATATAAAACAACATTTAAAAGAAGAAAGAGAGAATAAAAAAATAATAGAAGAAAGAGAGAAAAGAGAAAAAGATGTACAGGATTTAATAAAATTTTGTAAAAAAGATAACAGAAAAAGATGTAAAAATCTAAAAAATTTTTGTTGACTTAAATGAATAAGTATGATATAATATAGAAAAAGAAAGGAAATCTATACTATGTCAGATGCAGGATTTATATTAAACGCAACCAATGAATTATATAAAATATTTGATGCTTTAAATGAAAATTATAACCCATTGCGGGCGGGAAAACCCACGGTTTCAACCGTGAGGATAATGTAAAGATTGTAATTTGACTATGGAACCAAAAGACCGTAAAGGAGAAGAAGATGATTGATAAAATTGATTGTGTAGTTAAGAAAGCTTTCAATTATTATGGATATCCTTTTTATAAAAATGAAAGGATTGTCTTTAATAATAACGAAGGTAAAATCCAGAATAAGACTGGTAAATACACTTTAAAACTTAATGAATCTGTAACAGCTTATGATTTATATGTAAGCTGGAAAGAAAAGAAATTAGTATAAGATAACGATTTTAAAACGCTATACGTTTTAAAAATAAATTTTAAAAAAATAAAACTAAAGGAGATTTAAACATGAACAAAAATCAGACCACTTCCACAATTCCTACCGACAATGCGGCTCATTTAATTGGCGAACTGAAAGAGGATTTTTCTTTCAATCACATCTGTAGAGGAACAAAAATGTATAGTTCCTCCATCACCGTAAGAAGAGATAGTGGAGCAGAAGATGTTCTCCCTATCATGGTTCCAAAACAGGTTGTAAAAGAATTTAAAAGAATGATTAAGAAACCTGTTGGTGCAGTAGTGGAGATTGAAGGAAGATTATCCTCTTTCAATGAAAAGCTTTCAGACCGGGTTAAGCTTCGTATCTTTATCAAAGTTAAAACCATGACTTTAATGGCTAAAGACACAAAGCATGTAAATGAAATCAGCTTAAAGGGTTATATCTGCAAAGAAGTAAACTATCGGAAAACTCCTGGAAGAACAAATGAAAAGGGCAATGTAATCAAGAAGCCTAGCAGAATCACTGACATTCTTTTAGCAGTAAACAACAAGCAGTTAAACGCTTCTTACTATATTCCTTGCATTGCCTGGAACAAAGAAGCTGACCATGCATCTTATTTGAAAGTAAGTGATAAGATTGCAGTTAAAGGAAGAATGCAGAGCCGGGAATATCGTAAAGAAATCTTCATTCAGCCTGACGAAGATAAAAAGGTAAACAATGACCGCCAGTTTGAAACCCGTGTAGCTTACGAACTTTCGATTAACACGTTAACGGAGGTTATGGACGATGAAAATGTGGGAGAGGTAGAAGTTACTGTCTCAACTGGTGCAGACGGCTTTAACCTGTAATTACCACTTTGTAACCCTGTGTAAAAGGTACTCTGTCATGGAGTACCTTTCTCTGTATAATAAACGAGGAAAATAATGGAAGTAAAAGAACTAGTTCCAAATATAGAAATAAGTATGTGGCTTGAACAATATTTACAAGCCTTTGGAATAAAAGATACACAGGAATATCTTTATCCTACTTTCAAATATGTGGAATCCCCCAATATTTATGATGGAATGGAAGATGCTTATAATCTTCTCATTAATACTTTGGATAATGAAGGAAACATAGGATTCATACAAGATTGTGATGTAGATGGGATTTGTTCTTGTGCTAGTATATATAAATATTTATTAGACTTATTACCAGAAGATGAACAAGAAAAATTAAAAATATATTTTCACTCTAATAAAAAACATGGAATTACAGAAAATGTAGTATCATGGGTAATAGAAAATAATATTTCTTTATTAATTGTACCTGATGCTGGCACCAATGATTATATTCAACATATGGATTTAAATTTTTTAAATGTTAATATAATTATTATTGACCATCATAAGATTGAGTCTAAGCCTAAATATATGCAGGAATATAAAAGTAATTATAAAACAATTATAATCAGCAATCAAAAAGGCTGGGTAAAGAATAAAGCTTTAAGTGGCACAGGAGTAGTAGCAAAGTTTTTAAAATATATTGATGAAAAAGAAGGATTGAAATGCAGTGCTAAATATGCTGATTTAGTAGCTTTAAGTTTAGTATCCGATATGTGTGATATGACTTCACAAGAAAATAGGTCTTTCTTTTTATATGGAGCCAATACAATAAATAATCCTTTTCTTAAATATCTTATTGACAATTTAATATGGAAAAAAGATGAAGAAGGAAATTCTCTTGTTAATCAGCATACATTTGGATTTGATATTTGCCCCTATTTAAATGCTGTATGTAGAGGAACCAATCAGCAATTAAAAAAAGAATTGTTTTATGCTTTTATAGGGTACATTTACAAAGAAGTGAAAACAGAAGAATTTTGTATTTCGACATTTGTTCCCTGCGCAGATACCAAAGATTATGAACCGTTAATAGAGAGTTTAAAGGCTGAGAAATCCTATCAGGATAAAACGGTCGATAAGGCATTAGAAGATAGTCAGATTTGCTTTGTACTAAGTTGTAACGAAGTTCCAGTATTAGGGATTATGGAACTTTCAAATTCTGAAACTTACCCCTATACAGGATTGATTGCAAATAAATTAAAACGTAAATATGAATGTAATATATTTGTAATTCATGAATCTTCAACAGATAAAAATAACTATACAGGTTCTTGTAGGGCAGATATAAATACATTAGAAATGTGTCAGCAAAGTGGATTATTTGAATTAGCTTCTGGTCATGAAGCAGCACATGGTATTATATTTAAAAAAGAAAATCTTGAAAAAATTAAGGATTATTTTCAGAAAGAATGCATTAATCAAGAAAAATATAAAATTCCTGTAGTTAAAACTTATGTTTTTCCTATGGAGAGCATACCTAAATCTTTATTTGGTTTTGGAGATGATTGGGATTTTTTATGGAATAATACTTTTGTGAAACCAGTTTTTAATATAGAAGGAATTAATATTAATTCTAAAGATATTCAAATTTTAGGAAAAGGAAATACTATAAAGTTTAAAAAAGATGGGATTGAATTTATAAAATTTAAAACTACAGAGGATGAAAAAGCAGAATTATATTTAAAAGAAGATAAGGAATTAGTAATAAATGCTATATGTAATCTTACGGTTAATGAATGGAAAGGCAGAATTACATTACAGGCAGTAATAGAAGCAATGGAAATAGATTATAAAATATGTGAAAAAGAGCCTAAAAAAGTTCTAACATGGGAGGATGTATTTGGTTGACAATTATATATAGTTATGTTATAATATATTTATAAATGTCAAGAAAGGATAATAATTTAAGTGAGTAATATAAAACTATGGGAATTACGTATGGATGAAGATGATTCAGATTATGCATATCCTTATTATAAAGGTTATATTGCTAAAAATAAATATTTCAAATGTAGTCTAATAGATAGAGAAATTGTAGAAGATTACACTTGGCATATTGATTCAAGCGGTTATGTTGCTACAAAAATAAATAATAAAAATGTTTATATGCATAACCTTCTTATAGGAGAAATCCTTGTAGACCACATTAATAAAATAAGAACAGATAATAGAAGATGTAATTTAAGAAAATGTACTTCACAAGAAAACAATAGGAATAGAAGTAAAGCCAAAAATAATACTTCTGGAATAATTGGAGTATCATGGAAACAGAAATCTAATAAATGGAGAGCCTATATTGTTATAGATGGTAGGCAAAAACATTTAGGTGAATACAGTGTAAAAGAACATGCTATAAAAGCCAGATTAAAAGCAGAGTTAGAATGGTTTGGAGAGTATGCACCACAAAAAGATTTATTAAAAGAATATGGAATCAAATATAATTTAGAAGGAGAAAATATAATATGATTAAAAAAGAGATAACAACAGAACCAATTGATTTAACTTTAATGACAGGAAATTATGAAATAAATTCTGAAAAAATGAGAAAAATTAAAACAAATAATCATTGGCATTCTATTATAGAATTATTAAAAAATGAAGCAAAAATGATTATTGATGAAGATGGATTTTCTCATTTTAAATTAGAATTAAAAGATTATTTAACATTGGACGAAAAAATTAAATTACAAAATTTAGGATACGGAGTATTTAAAGCTCCAAAAGAAAAACCTTATTTTTCTCAACAAGGAGATAGATTTATGATTGATAATCCTGTTAAATATATAATTATGTGGTAACTTAAAAAGGAGGATTAATAATTGATTGATATATATTTTGATAATCATAATCATTCATGTTATAGTAGCGCTTTATTAGGTTTCCCAGATGCAATTACTAGAGTTAATGAGTTAATTCAGTATGCTTATGATTTGGGGCTATCTGGAATAGCTATTACAGAACATGAAGGTATATCTTCTCATATGCAAGCATTGAAATATTATGAAAAGATGGAGAAAGATAGACCTTTTAAATTAGCATTAGGAAATGAAATATATCTTATGAGTGAAGCAGAAGATATGAGTAATAGAGAAGGAACCGATTATACTCCCTATTACCATTTTATTTTAACTGCTTTAGATACAGAAGGTCATAAGCAATTAAGAGAAATAAGTAGTAGAGCGTGGCAACATGCTTATACATTTCATGGACTTATGCGTAGGCCAACATACTATACTGATATTGAAGAAGTTATTGGAAATAATAAAGGACATTTAATTGCATCTTCTGCATGTCTTAGTTCTTATCTTGACAAACTTATCTTGCAGTGGAAGAAGCAGGAACCCGGTTATAAAGCAGTACAAGCGAAAATTGACGGCTTTATGGCATGGTGTGATAAAGTGTTCGGCTCAGACAATTTCTACCTTGAAATTCAGCCTTGTAAGGCCGATAATGCTGACCAACTTATAGTGAATGAAACAATGAAGGAACTTTCTCAGCAATACGGTTTTAAAATTATAGCTACTACTGATACTCATTATCTTAATAAGGAATCAGCATTGTATCATAAAACTTTGCTTAATTCTAAAGACGGAGATAGAGAAGTAGATTCTTTTTATGCAACTACTTATCTTATGTCTCCTAAAGAATTAAGAGAGCATTTACAAATTACATTTACAGATAAAGAAATTGATGAAATTTTTAAAAATAGCAATGAAATAGCTGATAGAGTAGAAACTTATAATTTAAAACATATGCCTATGATACCAGAAATTCCATTAGATAAAATGCCAGAATTTAAAATTACTCATAGATATAGAAAATATTATAATAAATATGAGTATTTTAAATATTATGCTTATTCTGATAATATTCAAGACCAGTATTTTTTCTATCGCATAGAAAAAGGATTAGAAAAACTTATTGAAAGTAAACCACAAAAGAATTTAGAAACATATATTGATAGAATCAATAAAGAGGCTAAAGAATTAAAAGGATTAAGCGAAATATTTAAATCTCATATGGCGGCTTATTATACCAGTGTAAGTAGAATAGTAGAAATAATTTGGGAATCAAATAGTTTCTGTATGCCGTCCAGAGGTTCAGCTTTTGGATATTTAACATGTTATTTATTGGAAATTACACAAATTGACCCTGTACCTCTGGGCGACTATGCTCCATATTGGAGACACCTTAACAAATTTATATATGCCTAAATTTTTGTTTAATTGTTTGTTTGCAACAAAAATAATTAAGACATGGAAATATAAACAAATAAACAAAAACATGGTATATATAAATAGGGCCACGTATCTGTGAAGATACGAAGTAAATTCTGTGAACTGCTTGACCAGCAGGTGTGAAGATAGATAATCTTTGCTAACGGGGAAACTCTAAACTTGAAAAAGCAAGACAATCCCGTGCCAAGCTTTAATATTTTTATATTAAAGAAGGTGTAACGACTAGGTGGTTTGAAGTTGGTCACAAATCGAGCGCAGAACTCTTATATTTATAATAATTAATATAAGATGAAGATATAGTCTATCCCTCTTTGGAAACCTAGAGGTAGAGAGAAGTACAGAAAGAGGTATTGAGATTCCAGATTAACTTCAATAGTCTGGCTATATGGTGACATATAGAAAATAAGATGGTGAACCTAGAAATCTAGGGTGTACAATTCACGTTTAGGAATCATAGGAAATGATGATTAGGAATTGTGCTAACAGGGGAAGCCTAAACTTTAAAAAGCATGGTAATCCTGTGGTAAGCGGTATAAATAATATACTGAAACTCAGACGGTCATTCGTAAGAAGTAGCTTTAAGGTGCAATTCCTTATTGCGAAGCGCCATCCTCTTGTATTGTACAAGATGAAGATATGACCTACTCCCACATTTGAAATAAAATGTGTTAAAGTACTGGGAAACCAGGGGTACAAAGGATTGATTTAGATTCTCAGAATACAAAAAAGCAAATTATTGCACAAAACATTGCAAAATTCTGGGGTTTTGATAGAGTTTTGAAGGTAGCCACTTTTTCTGAAATGACTTCCAAAACAGCTATAGAAAAATCCTGTAAAGGTTTAGGAATTTCTGATGATGCCGCAGGATATCTTAAATCTTTAATTCCAGTAGAAAGAGGAATGATTTGGAGTCTTAAGGATTGTTTAGAAGGAAATACTAAAAAAAATAGAAAACCAGCAAAAGAATTTATAAAGGAAATTAGCAAGTATCCTAATCTTAAAGAGTGTGCATTAGCTTTAGAAGGAATTGTCGTTGGTAGAGGACTTCATGCCGCAGGATTAATTATCTCAAATGAGCCTTATACTAACTATATTTCTTGTATGAAAGCCCCTAATGGAGATTTATGTACTTGTTATGATTTGCAGGATTGTGAAGATTGCGGTATTGTTAAAGTAGATATGCTTACAGTAAAAGCCAGCGATAAATTAAGAACTACTATGGATTTATTGGTTGAGCATAAATATTTAGAATGGCAAGGAGATTTAAAAGCTACTTATGACAAATATTTACATCCTGACGTTATTAATTATGACAATCCTGCAATGTGGGGTATTATCAAAGATATTTATTCACTGTTCCAGTTCGATACACCAGTTTCAGCCAATGCTATCAATGTAATTCAACCAAAGAATTTAATGGAGCTATCAGCTACTAATTCATTATTACGATTAATGGGTAGTGGAGAAACTACAGAAACACCTTTACAAAGATATGCTAGATATGCCGATATTCATGAATGGGAAAAGGATTGTCATGCATATGGATTAGTAGAAAGTGAAATGGATGTAATACGACAATATTGTTCTGATTCCCGTATGTTACCAGAATCTCAAGAGAAAGTAATGCTTATCTCTATGGATAAAAGAGTAGCAGGATTTACTTTAAAACAAAGTAATAAGCTTAGAAAAAGTATAGCAAAGAAAGACGAAGATATATTAGAAGAAACCAGAATCATGTTTTTTGAGCATTGTATTAAACAAAATACTAGAGAAATATTTGCAAAATATGTTTGGTATGAATTGTTTGGTATGAGTTTTGGCTATGTAAAAATGGTCATGATTTGTGAACCCTATCAGGGGTGTGTTGCATAGAAGTGCAATGCTAACGGTATCAGTTGAATAAGACCGCTGTACAAGAGTTACAACTAGATTACAGCATAATAAAAAGGACGAAGCCACTGACTAAGAAATTCTAAGGTCTATATTAAGATATATAGATAGCTGATAATACCGTGTCAAGCTTTAATAAAAAATATTAAAGAAGATGTAGAGACTATTCCGACAGGAAGTACATTAACTATTGATACGTTAATGGAAGTGCAAATCTGTAATATTAAAAAATGAATGATGATGAATGAATGATTGTTTTAAAAAATAATGAAGAAAGGAGGAAAATATGAAAAATTCAGAAAGAATGGAAATTTGGAAAGAGATTGAGGGAAGTAAAGATTATTATATAAGTAATTTAGGCAATATAAAACATAACAAAAAGAATATAAAATCTTGCAAAAATAATAATACTGGATATATGGGAATTAATTTAAAAGGACATAACTATATGGTTCATAGATTAGTAGCATTTGCTTTTTGTGAAAATCCTAAACCAGAACAATATAAAGAAGTAAATCATATTGATGGAGATAAAACTAATAATAAAGCTACCAATTTAGAATGGGTAGATAGAAAACTTAATATGATTCATGCTTCTGCTATGGGATTAATTGATAGAGATAGTGAAAAACGTAAAGAATCTTGTAGAATTAATCAACTTAAAGCTACAGAATCTAATAGTAGAAAATGTGTAAAATATGATGAAAATGGAGAATTAGTTAAGATTTATAATTCTTATAATGATGAAAAAGAAGATAGTGCAAGGATGTATCGTTTATCTTATAAAAATCATTATTATAGAGATGCTAATATTTTAATTGAGAGATATGCAAAAATTCCTAGTCAAATAGATGTAGAAAGAATAAAAGCTGTCAATGATAATAAGCCTAAAAAATATACTTCTATTAAGAATAATGAAGTAAACACTTATACTTCTATTGCTACATTACCTATAACTAGGGAACAATTATGGTTTTGTTTTAATAATGAAGTTCCTGATAATGAAGGTAGAATGTGGAATATCGAAAGAGGTAAAAGTTATAAAGCTTATTCAGAAGAAGATATGAGTAAAGCATTAGAATTATTAAAAACTCATACCTATGATGAAGTGGCTGAAATGACGGGGATTACTAAATCTACATTAGTTAGGAATAATCCTAATAAAAGGAAATTAAATAGAAACTAAAAAAATTGTCGTCTTTGTTATTTTTTATAATATCATTCATTCATTTTTTAATTTTTACAAAGATATAGTCCTCAATAGTTCATATGATTTCATATGTTTATGGAATACATATGTTGTAGAAATGCAATTAAAACTATTGAAATTCCTTCTCCAATCTACATTCGTACGCTTACTCAGTAATTGGTTTACAAGAGCTTAATGTAAATTATTTTTATCCTCCTGTATTTTGGGCTTGTGCTTGTTTGACTGTAGAATCTTCGTCTACAGAAGAAGATGAAGATGAATATGAAGATTTAGAAAGAAAGAAAAAGAATACTGGAACTAATTATGAAAAAATGGCAAAAGCTATTTATCGTATGAAAGATTATCGTATAAATACATTGCCGCCAGATATAAATAAATCAGACTTATCCTTTACTCCTTTAGTAGACGAAAGTTTAATTCTTTTTGGATTAGGTGGAATTACTAAAATGAATAGGGATGTTGTCAAAGATATTATGAGCGGTAGACCTTATAATTCTTTTAAGCATTTTTATGATTATCAAAAGAATTTACTTGTACCTACAGGAGAATTTTCCGAAGATGGATTAGAAATTTGTAGAAGAACTTTGGTTACAAAAAGTATTTTTGCAACTTTAATTAAAGCTGGTTGTTTCGATTCTTTATGTAAAGATAAGATACTAATGCTTAAATGGCTGATATGTTGGGAGAATCCAGCTAAGACAGTACTCACTATGGCTAACCTTCCAAAATGCCTAGAATTGGGTTGTACGCTTCCAAAACATCTTGTTAAGGTATATAACTTTAGAAAATATGTGGAAAGCCCTAATTTCTTTTATCGTCAGAATGAAAAGTTTAAGACTAAAAAAGATTATATACTTGAGGGTAAATTTGCTAGGCCGTTCTTTGAGGAACATTATATTAATGACCTTACAGAAGGAAAAGATTTTTATTACGAGAATGATATGCTTATTGTTATTGATAAATCTTTGGACAAAGTTTTAAAACCAGAATTAGATGAATTAATAAGCTATATTAATAATCCATCTTTAGTAGAAGAATATAATAAGAAATATTGGCAACAAGAATATATGAATCTGGTAAAGTGTGAAAATATTCCTAAATGGAGTATGGAGACTATTTCATTTTATCCAGACAGACATGAACTTACAGGTATTAATTTTGAAGAATATAATATCAGTCATTACAAAGACTTACCCGCTTCTCCTGTATTTGTAGAAAAAAGTAGTAAGAATGGAAAAAGAACTTGGAGACAATATGACCTTTCCAGAATATGTGGAGTGGTATTAAGCCGTAATGATAATAAACATTTTATCAATCTTCTTACACCAGATAATGATGTAGTCATGGTTAAATTTAATGAAGGTCAATATGTCTATTATAAAAAAAGTATAAGTGAAACAGAAGAATTTGACGAAGATACAAATTGGTTTAAAAAGGGTACACTACTTATGATATCTGGATATCGTAAAAGTGAAAATGACGAGGACGAATTTATAGCAAAAAAATATAAAAATTCTATCTTTACTCATAGCGTAATAAAGATTCGCAATGTAAATTCTGATTTAAGTTTATCCTTACAATTTGAAAGGGCAGATAGAGAGGAAGAATAAATGGGTAGAAGCAAAGTTATTTTATTTCCATCAGAAAGTTGTGTCAATTGTGACAAATGCATTTATGATAAAAGAACAGGTAAAGATATATGTATTGTAAATTTTGAAACTATCGAAGCTAACAAACATAAACAATGCAAAAGATATAGTGATACAAATAAAAAAGCATGGAGAAAGAAGGTTTAAACGATTAATAAGCAATAAATAATTATAAAAAAACAGCCTCTTGATTAGATTGTAGATTTAAGAAGCTGTTTTTTTATTTGAGAATCTATTGACTTTTATATATAAATATGTTATTATTTTACTAAGGTATTATGAATGAAAGGAGTATAAAATGGAAATAGCAGATTATATGGAGCTTAGTTCCGAACAAAAAGAAATCGTAAACAATAATTATGGATTAGTGATTAGTTATTTACAAAGTCATAAAATACCTTTTGAGGAAGGTCATGGGCCAGCTTGTATAGGATTGTGTAAAGCAGTTAAAGCACATAATCCAGAAAAAGGAAAATTAAGTACTATTGCATATATTTTTATGAATAGCGAATATATTAGAACTATTCGTAGGATAAAACAAAAAAACTTTGATAAATCTGTTTTAAGTTTAGAGCAACCAGCCTATGCTTCACCAGATTTAGAAAGCTTAACTATTGCTGATACATTAGGCAACTATGATAACATGGAGGAATTAGATGGTTATATAGACTTGATGCAGATATTAAAAACATTTATTCCTTCTTTGAATTCTATACAGAAAAAAATATTTTACTTAAGAATTATGGAAGGATTAAATAATCCTGAAATAGCTGAAAGAATAACAGAAGAAAAATTAACTTCTGTAGACATAAACAGAATTTATGCAAGACAGATTATTCCTAGGCTTAAAACTCATATGAAAAATAATGGATATGAATGTAAATATTTAACTCAGAAACTACGCAACAAAAAGAAAGAAGGAGAATAATGGATAGATTTATTGAAGGAATTAAATGCACTATTATTAGAGAAATATATTCATCTAATAATTACAGAACTTTTGCATGTCTTTTAGATAATCCCAAAGATGAAAACCAAATTACTCTTAATAAATATGGAAATTTTACTATATCAGGAGATTTATCTTTTCTTAAAAATGGAGAATCTTATACATTAGATTTAAAACAGGTCAATCATCCCAGGTATGGATTACAGTACATGGTAGAAAAAGTAAAGGATTATGAGATAGTTAAGGATTTAGAAGAATTAACTGTAGAACAGTCTATGGAAATTCTTACTAA